ATGAAAACGTTCCAGGTCGCACTCCCCGAATCTTACGCCTTGAAGTTTGCACGTCGCGAGGTGCATCGTGATGCTGATCGGCTCGGTGCTCGCCTGCCTCATCGCATGGCCCGCAAGTCTGGAGTTGGTTTCTGCGTTTTCAGTTTTCCTACCGAAAGGTGCATGAGCGCATTTATGCGTCGGCATGGCGGCAAACCGTTCGGCGATGGGAAATGGGAGAAGGTTCTGGTTCGATAAACCCGCGAATGCGCACAGGAAATCCACAGGTGATCCCATAAGTTTCCACAGCGCTGAGTTCGCGATTGACTCTCCTCTCAAACAAGAACATTTTAGGAACATCGGCGGGCGGCGCTGATGAAATCCAGACATGCTTGGTGGCGTGTGTGTCTGCTTCAATGGAGCAGAACAATGAGTACGGTTGCGCAGGAAAATGAATACGACGACGAAATTGAATTGGTTCTCGCCTACCACAAGGGCGATGCGCGAGCCGCGATAGAGGCGCTTCTCAAAGATCGGGATTTTCTCGTTAAAGAGGTCGCCATAGCCAGTATGGCTGTCAGTCATGGCTATACCCGAGGATGGAAGCCGACTGTCTTCGTGAAATGAGCGGCAGATCACGCGGCGAACCGCCGAAAACCCTGATTAATAAGCATTACCCGTTTCAGGTCGTATTGTATCTGACAGACGAATTACGCCAACGGCTTTTGGAAGTGATCGCTGATGAACATCGGCTGGGCGCCTATCACCTGCATGGCTACCAATATCATGAAGGATACCATTTCTCGATCGTGAAATTTTCGACGATGGAAGGCCAGCATGAGTTCATTCGGCTTTATGGCGGCGTGCCTTACGATCCGACGGACAAGAAATCCAAGCCGTGGGAGACGTATTTTGATCGATGAAAATACGACCTCCTTTTCTGCGAGAAATGCCAGCGTCGACACGGATCATGGATCTGGTCCAGTGGTACGAACTATATGGTTATTGCTGTCGCTGCGGACATATCGGATCGGTAGATCGGATGATCCTTCTTCGAAAGTTTGGAACACATACCTTCTTCATCGACCTACATGGACGCCTGAGATGCAAGGCATGCACAGCAAAGGGCGATGCGCAGTTTGGAATTACGAAGATGCCGAGGTGAGAATGGCCGAATACAAGAACGACAACGCCCAGGTTGCGAAAGCCGGAAGCCTGTTTGTGCACTGGTGTGATGCCAAAGGCTGTAAGGAGTGGGGAACCTTTGGTTATAAATTGTCGAATGGCCAGCTATGGTTCTGTCGCGCCCACAAGCAGGAAGGCGAGGATGCGCTGACTGGACGCCGGAAATAACGGCGCTATTCTCTGCTACGAGGAGGAGCGCATGTGCAATCTATACAACATCACAACGACACATGAGGCCATGCGCCGCCTGTTCCCCAAGTTTGGAGATATGACGAACCGCATCAATCCGCAGATGGATATCTTTCCCGACTATCCAGCGCCAGTTTTGCGGAACATCAAGGGCGATGCGCCAGAGTTAGCAATGCTTCGCTGGGGCATGCCCACGCCTCCGATGTATGTGAAGGGCGAAGCGGACAGCGGGGTAACGAACATGCGCAATCTCACATCGCCTCACTGGCGGCGCTGGCAGAGCGTCGAAAGCCGCTGCGTTGTCCCGGCCACGTCTTTCTCAGAATACGGGCAAGAACCAGACCCGAAGACCAAACGAAAGCCGCTTCACTGGTTCGCTCTCAATGAAGAGAAGCCGCTCTTTGCGTTCGCTGGCATCTGGACAAGCTGGAAAGGCGTGCGGAAGAAGAAGGAAGGACCGGTTGAAGTCGATATCTTCGCGTTCCTGACCACTGAGCCGAATGCAGTGGTGAAGCCGATCCACCCAAAAGCAATGCCGGTCATTCTCCGCACCACGGAAGAAATCGACACATGGCTACGCGCTCCCTGGAACGAAGCCAAGGAAATGCAAAAGCCCCTGCCCGATGCTGATCTGATCGACCTCACGCCGAGTAATGACAACGAGGAAGCGCAGCCGAGTTTGTTTTAGGCGCCACTACAAGTTCGCAATCCCCGCCCTACCTTCGTCAAAAAATGAGGAAGGGTGCTTATGGCGAGTTCAAAAAAAATCTCCGGTCCGAAAAGCGACGGCAAATATCCTGACCGCAATATTGACTGTCAAACGGCAATCGCGTTCCGCGTCGTTGAACTGATTGAAGAAGCTGAAAACTCCGGCTGGACAGCCATCGAGGCCGCGAAAGCTATCCAAGAAGTGTCACGCGGACTATTTGTAGGACACGCCGGCAAGGATCGAAACGAATGATTGGGAACAACCTGGACGCTGCCTGGTTTTAAAAGGTCTCCTTAAACAAATTCGCGTCGTTGAGAGCCTGCACTGACCCCACCCCGCCATTTCATGAATAGGCGGGGTTCTTTTTTTTCTGCGTCCGGGGTTTTGTGATTTGTATTAAAAGCTTTGGTCGCCCATTCTTATTGGATTGTTGTGGGGGTTTCTACTAGCGAAAGCTAAAGGGAGACCAAAATGCCGTTTTTTAGCGAAGCGAGCCGCATATATAATCCTATTGAAGTGAATTTCATGCGTAGCTGCTTCAGTAATGCAGCAATCATGCTTGAAGAAAGCGACCAGGATTACTCCGCTGCCGACCTGGCATCTTGCATTATCATGCTTTACCATAGCGGGCTCAGGGATCACGCTTACCTCAGTGAGCTATCGGCAAGGTTGGCCCACCAACGGAACGAGAGACGCCACAAAATCGAACAATGTCCAGCTGCCAACAACAATGGCCCAACGCGGACGGCTCGTGCGCAACCCGTTGAATACGATCCACTCGCCTAGGCGGGAACAAAAGATCGAAGGTAGAGTTTCACACGAGACAGACTAACTAACTGCCACAGCGCCAGCGCAGCCTGCACCATACCTGTCGCTGACGCGGCCCTGCCGTTGCTCGTCCCTCGGCAGGGCAAGTTCTTTGGGAGGGGGATATGCCTTGGGGAAAGCCAGTAGACGTCCAGCTTTACGGTATCGGAAAATATCGCGTTGTACCTGACACCCCGACAGCAGCGCGATGTCTGTTGAACGATTGGCCTGAAAGTGGACGCGGAAAAGAATATGAGGAAGCCTTACAGGCTTGTTTGGCCGACCTTGAAGGGCTGCCGAACACTGCCAGAAAATCCTTCGTGAAAGCCGCCAAGGCAGCCGGGCTTACAATCCGGCCCTGCCAGTGGCACTGAGATCGTTCAGGCTATCCGAGACGCTCTGAACGATAGCGCGAGGATGGGTTAGGCCCCCTGTGCCAAGCGCGGCCCGACAGGTCGGTAGATCTGTCGGGCGTATTTTTGAAATACATATTCCACTATCTTTTTGTGCGGAACAAAACCGCCACTTTCCTGTTAAGCCGAAACCCAAAAAGGCCTAGGCTATGACAGAACCCAAAAACCATCATAATAATGCACGGCGAGCATCTCGCGGGATACCAGGAACTCACCAGTCTGCAGAAGCAATCGCCGAATCTTTAAAAGCGCGCTTGATGAAGGCCTTTTCAAATGAGAACGAGGATCAGTTTTCTGAGCTACTTGCACGGCTAGAGCAGGCTGAGAAGGGGCGCCACCATTGAGCGGCTCTTTACTTTCTCATTTTACCTAATAAAATTTTAGGGCAGGCATTTAAGACCTTCCCATTTACCCCCGCGCGCTTTTCGCTGAGGGGTTCTTTTTTTAGGCGGCCCGCCTATCCTCCAACGCTTTAAGCCTCTGCGCGAAGTATATGATCTTGTTAAGGTCATACATTCGACTGGCCGCGTCTTTTTCTCCGAACCGATAGCAAGCCTTGAAGATGTTGCCGAGCGCGAATGACATGCCTTTGTGCTCGATCAGGTCGTTTAGCTCGGTCGCATGGGGAGGCAGCTCGTAATAGCTCGTGCTGCCGCCGTCGGAGGTGACAGGCGCTGCGGCTGCGCGTAGCCCCAAGTCGGTTAAGTGAATCGGTTTTGGCATGGGTTGCTTGCTGGAACCCAGTTCGCCTCGAGCAATCTCGCGGTCAATTCGTGCGTCTGGAATCATTAGACTTCCTCCCTCACCTTCCGTTTTGGCTCTTCGAACTTCTCAGTCACCGGCCCGCCCGCAAGCAGACCGCGCGGCGCCGACAGCTTATCGCGAACAAGTGGACGAAACCGGCGCGCTGCGAATGGCGGGTTGTCGTAACCGAACTGAGGGCAAACGCCTCGATCGACGCCTTTCAGCCGAACGCCGATGAAACTGCCCTGCGTGTAGTGTTCGAACGGGCCGACCCAGGCGATTTCGTAAATCTCGCCCTCCTTGATCTCCAGGAACTGCTCGAACCCGACGGAGCTATCGATGCAGACGACCTTCTGGCCTACGTGGAAGTTAGTCATGCCGCCGCCCTCCAAGCTGTCAATTTCCTGAACTCATGCAGAAACTGCGCCTTTGCCTTCTCAGGCGACCAATATTGCAGATGAGCCCCGATGCCCGGCCCCGTCGCATACCACTCGGCAACGCAAGGCGCCATATTGGAGCGCTCATCGCCAATAATTGCTCGGTCGGCAGCTTTCACCTCCGCCGGCATTTCATGCGGCAGGCCGAACCTCTCGCAAATCGCCGCCATGACGGAGTTCTCGGCTTGTTTGTAACCCGGCAGAAATGGCTTCACCGGTCGAGGCACATCAACGAGGTAGGCTTCGCTAGCGTCGTGCAGCAATGCCCATAGGCGGCTTTCTGGCGATACGTGGCGGGCCAGCAGAACGCTGTGTTCGGCGACACTATAGAATCGCAAGCAATGACCAGCATATCGGCATTGCATCGACAGCGCGTGCGCAACGTCTTCGATAAAGACTTCGTCAGCGCGCGGGTCCAAGGGCCAGAATTGCCGACCGCTATACGTTTGCAGCCAGTCGCCTTTGCGCGCTGATTGCTCGTTGTCGTTATAAGGTTTTGGCAGGTGACTTATAACCTTCCCGCCCGCCCTCATCTGCCTCCCTTCAACAGCCGCTCGCGCAGCGCGGTCTTCTGCTTCTTCAAGCATGTTCTCTCCTCATGTTGGTGGTGAAAGCGCCGCTTGGTGGGCGGCGCGGTGGTTAGGCTGCCGCACGCCTAGGCTGGTTATCATTCGAGGCCACCGGCATACGCGCCGCGCCCTTGACCATTTCGGGCCGTAGCGTCAGCCGGGAAACTTCACCGTGTAGCTTCGAGTAGGTGATAACCTTCGCCGATCTGCCTGAAAGCCAGCCCCCGCCAGCAGCATATGCGTCTGGAGCCGCCAGCGTTTCGTGGCGCTCGACATACATTAGTCCGGACTTGCGCCCTTCGTCGGAATGCAAATGGCCGATGTGCGCATAGGCATATTTGCTCCTGCCGTACATTTCTCGAAACATGCCAGCCAGCGTCGCATCGACATTATTGACGCCTCGCTTGTGGCCGTGATGCGCGAAGATCGCTGTCTTGCCCCACTCGTAGGCGTAATAAAGGCTGGGCGAGTTATCGACGGTGATGCGGGGCTCGTTCTCATACATTGCTGCCAGCATTTCCCGCAGCCACGCCGAAGAAGCCGGGTCATGGTTGCCCTGCGCCATAATGATGTGCACGTGCTGGTGCTTTTGCAGCAACATGTCAATGACGCGCCGAACGGTCCGGATGATGACGCGAATTATCTTCTGCAGTCGTGAGTCCGAATCCAGAACGTGTTTGCTGGCTGGCGTTACCGTTTCCATGCTGTCGTAATGGGCAAGGTCGCCGAGCTGCGCCAGCACGGCGGTATGTGCGTCAGGCGCAAGATCAATCGCGGCAGCGAACCAGTCCGTAACAAGCTGCTCTGCAATCTCGATATCGTAATCAGCGCCCGTTTCTTCACGCCATGCCAGCATGCCGAAATGGGCATCCGTTAAGCAGAAGAAGTTGAGCAACTCCGCATTAGTGCCTCGCGGAGCGGGCATAATGCTGACGCGCGGTAGGCTTTCGGACAAGGCGGCCACCATGGCATCGAGCGCCGCACGCTGTGCGCTGGCGTCCGCCCGCTCCATTATATGCGTGGTCAGCACCCGGCCTTCGGCATTGACGAGCGTCGTCTTGCCTTTGACGGCAAGGCCAGCCGTTGGCTCGTAAACCGGACCAGCCTCTTTCGTCTGGCGCATATATGTGCCGTTCGGCGTCTCAGTCAGGCTCTTGATCGCATAACCAGGTAGCGTCGGCGATGGACCCAATAGCCCCAGCTCTGCCGCCCGCTTGATGCTCTCGTGGAATGCCGACTTCTTGATGCCAAGCGCAGCGGCAGCCTTAACCAGCGTGCCGTGTTCGCGGTAAGCCTCCGCGCGGCGCAGGAGTTCTTCGTGTGAAAGGCGCGCACCCGCGCCCTGTCTGTCATGGGACATACAGTCTCCTCGTGTTTGGTTTGGTAGCCGACTCGCGGCGCGGATTGGTCGTCCGATAGTGAAAAGAGAATGAGTCTCGAGATGAGATGTCAAGCGGGAAATGGGAAAGACGCCGCGTAACCTTCAGGCAAGGTTCATCTCCCAGCTTCTGTTTTGAGGATATGGAAGAGGAGTAATCAATGAACGAAGACCGGAGGCGTGAGCGCCGTGGGCGCCCGAAAAATCCGATTGAAAAGCTCAGTTTCCATTCGGTTGGAAGCGGAATTGGTGCGCCGGATACAAGCAACTGATCCCAACTGGCGTGAGAATATTGCCGATCTGGTCAGGCGGGAATTTCAGTTAGAAGATACGAAATGATCGGCGCCGTCCTGCTAACCGTGGTGAGCGGCGCAAAAGGAAGGATGGAATGCCTCGATAAATGTGGTGTTAATGGAATTTGCCAACGAAACATAATACTTTCGTCTTAGAGACGAATTACGCGGGGTTGTGTTTCATTGAGATGCTATCAATACGGGAGGCTAAGATGGCAGATGTTCAAGTAACATGCATTAATAAGACACCTCGGAATGATCCTCATGAGGGCATAACTCATTTAGGCAATTCGTCGGGTAAGTGGACGCGTCAGCAAGTTGTTGCGTGGATAGAAGCAAAAACACATACATTTTACACGTCATCTAATGGGAACAGGTCAAACATTGGTGTGGTAAATGGACCTAATGGAAAATACGTGAGAACGTATGCGAATGGGCAATGGAACGACAATCTGCTTGCTCTGCCAGAGTGCAGATAAAAATAGGCGCCCTTCGGGGCGCCTTTCTTTTATGTCCTGCCCCGCGTCATCCTCGTCGCCACGAGACATTGCCGCCGCACTGCCCACCAGCTAAAAGCGCGCATGATTTCATTTCCTTGGTGGGTTGCGGCCCTCGTCTATATGTCAATCTATTGGCCGATTACCGTGATGATAGCGGCGGCCATAGTCATGACTGCTTTTATGGGAACGAATAGCACCGGGTGGAGAGTAGCCTGGAGTGTAATGGCATTCCTGATCGTGGCGCCGGTCATCTGGTTCTACACGCTTTCATAAAGGCGCCCCTCCTAAGCGGGCAGTCTGTAGCGGCCCGATGGCCGCCTATGTTCTTGTGCGCCCCGTCCTCGTCGCCATGATGTTATCAATCCGCTCGGTGAGCCCATCGATGCGATGTGCCACACTTTCGATGGCCCGCATGATCTGCGACGTCTGCTCCTGCATGCCTGCCTTCGTTGCAAAGGTCTCGGCTGCCCGCAGCTTGTAGTCGGAAAGCTCCTGCCGCGTCAGGCTGGCAAGGGACGTTGCAGCGTCAGCTTTTGCGGCGTTCCGCGTCTCGGCTTTCGCGATCTGGCTTTCGACGTATTTCCAAAGGCCGAACAGAAAGCCCATCAGCATCACGATAAAGCCGACAGCGGCCATGATCTCAGCGCCGGTCATCCGATAATCCCCCTTGCTGCCACGCCCAGCCACAGACAGGCCAGCCACCATTTCGCGCTCACGGTCGCACCCCGCACAGCTTTTCCAGTTTTGTGTTCTCCGCGAGGATCTGACGCTTCGTGCCGTCGGTCAGGCTGTCCTCGACGCTCGGGCGGACAGGCCGGGCTACATCGCAGTAGCTACCGGCCGTCACGCATCCACCGAGACAGAGCAGCGTCAACATCACCGCCGCCAAGCTTGCTGGTTTCATCTTCGATCTTCCTTGCTTTGTTGGCGGCCTTCAGCCGTTCAGCGGTGGCACTTGTGGCGTTATCCGCCCTGCCTTTGAGGTAGGCGCCCGCCAGAATCGCAAGGGCCACAGCGATTGCCACGGCCCCGCCTGTGATTTTGGAGCGCAGGGATAAGAGCCAGGTCATGTCGGCACTCCTGTCAAAATCAGCGCCCGCCGCTGTCCTGAGATCGGCAGCAGGTAGCCGTCGCGCGTTTCGGTGGCATCGCAGACTGTGAGTTTGGCATTGTCCCACTGCTGCGAGCCGTTATCGATCCGCACCGTGGCCGTTCCCGCGTCGCTGTCATATTCAATGGCAATCCTTGTGAGGCTCACGCCGCCACCCTCTTCAGCTCAAGCCTGCCGCTCTTCCAAAGCCAGAACCCCGCGCCTGCTGCGATCAGCAGAAGCGCGACAGTTGCGAACGCCCATGGGTTCGACACCGCGCCGATAAGGCCAGTGACGAGCGTGCCGCCCGTGCCTGCGACGATCGTCTGCACGGTCTTGTCCTGCAGCAGCGGCACATCGTCAGGCTTCGCGTCTTCGGCGGCGGCAGGCTTCATTTCGCGGGCGGCCACAAGGCTGTCGAGGAAGTTGCGGTAATAACCGGCGATGAGGCTAGCCTTGTCGCTGCCGTTGACGATAGCGCGGGCGCCCACTGGGTTAGCTTTACCGGCACCGAAGTAGTCCGCCAGCCTCTTGCCCGTGAACTTGCCGTTGATCATCCCGTCGAACAGGATGCGGATAGCCGTGGCCATCTCCAGCGCGGCATCGGGGTTATCGCCAAGGCCGTACTTCTTATAGTTGTCTTTGCCGGTGATCTGGGCCAAGGCGCGACCGCGGTATAACCAGCCGTCGTTCGGTCGGGTGTTGCCCATGCGTCCGCCATAGACCTTGTTGGCCAAGCCCTGTGGATTCCTGACATAAGGCTGGGCGGTCGCAACAGAAGCGAACCGCGACGGCCAGACCTGCCTGATGCGTGCCGCACTGGTGTAGTTCAGGTTTTCCTCGATCGGCTGCATCTTTCCGCCGGTCTCGTGGAATGCCGTCGCGAGCACATAAGCCGTCTGCTCGTCTGGCAGGCCTCGGCGCTCAGCTTCAACCAGAATTGCCGACGTGCCGTCGACCTGCGCCTGGCTCAAGCGCCCGCCAAAAGGCGCGCGCCTCGCATACGCGAAGAACGTTGTTTTGTTCATGGAGATGTCCTGAAAAGATAAAGCCGCCTCAGTGGGCGGCGGTTTGTTGTCGACTTTTTAGGCGTGTTGTGTACAAAGTCCCCCGCGAGATAAACGCGGAGGGCAACAAATGAACAATGACTTTATTCGATCAGTCCCACGAGGGCTTGATGCGATAAAATATGACCGATTCATTCAAAAATTGGATCGCCCGTTTCTTAAAGGAACAAGCAAAGAAAATGGCGACGAAGCGCTTAAGAATATTATTACCGCTCCATTGGCCGGACAAGTATCCGTTGGGTACCCGCCGAATTGGACCCCGGTTTTTCACGGCGCAGAAAACTCAAAGCAACTTTGGTTTCATTCATTGCCCTTTGTTGGCGACCTTTTAACTGCGTACTATGAAACACATGCCGAATTATATCTGGACAAGTTATTCGACCTACTCGATTCTTATTTAAATTGGCTTCTCGAAAACCGGAACGGGGCAGCTTGGTCGGACGAGCATGCGGTGTCCAATCGCTCCAGAATGCTTGTGTACGTTATTTTTGCTTCGCAAAGAAATGACTTCAATATACCCTCACCAATGAGATCTCTGATCAACATGGCATTGTATGAGCATGGCGCTTGGCTGGCGGACGATAGCCATTATGTTTATAATAATCATGGTGTTATGGCTGATAGAGCGCTGATTGAAATTACCCTGTCACCTACAGACATACCAGATAGAATTGTAAGTAAATGGCAATTGCACGCCATTAATCGTCTAAACATGATGCTTGATCATACGTTTGATGAGCAAGGATGCTGTATTGAAAATAGCCCAGCCTATCACGTTTTTAATACCAGCCTGTTTGAGAGTGTTGCACGATTCCTCGGAGACAATAACATTGATGTAGATCATAGTAACTTTAGTGAAACAATTAATAAGGCTAAAGCGGTAAGCCATCTTTTCTTCAGAAAGGACGGTACATTCCCTCTTGTTGGAGATACGGAGCTTCATCCTACGCACTGGGTGGACTTGAAAACGCTGTCCGCCGAAACCGGCAAGGGGTGCTTCCCGAATTCAGGATTCTTTATTTACAAGGGTGAAAATCTATACTTAACCGCAAAATGCGGAGGGTCTTCGTTTTCGCATCGGCACGTTGACGAGACTAGCATTACCGTGAACTGGGGCGGACAAGATTTCATCATCGATTCAGGCTATTTTAATTACGATACCAAGAATGACAGATCAGCAAGAGATGTTCGTTCATACCTCGGACATAGCGGGATATTCACGGATAGATGTTCATCGGTCCTTTTCGCTAAATTCGCAGGACCAAAGGCCTTAGGTGCTCTAAAAGAAGTAGGTCACGGCGAACACCTCTGGAACATTGACATGATCAGCCATCTGGACGAGAAGGCAAAAATAAATCGTCTAGTGTGCTGCGCGGACGAGAATGAAATCCAAATTCATGACAAAATTTCAAGCACTGAAAACACTACGATACGCCAACAGTTTATAATACACCCTTTATGCACGATTGAAGTAAAAGGAAATAACGTTCGTATTGTTCGAGAGAACAAAGTTATGGAGCTAATAATTATTAGCGACAATGATTTTAAAATTGTCGTTGAGAACTGTTCTATCTCTGAAAAATTCATGCAGTTACAGAAAGCCAAGCGAGTGGTCGTGATTTCCAATTCTAAAATTGTATCTATTGATACGAAAATTACAATGTCAAACGACTAGAAACGCTAATGTCAACTTTTCTGTTTCCAGTTATTTTGCAGCCCGAGAGGCCGTCTTATATTTGCACAAACGCAACTCACGCAAACCCTTACGTTATTTCTCATATTAGAACCTTTGATAGTTATTGCCGTTTAAGCGTTACAGATATACCACATTCCTGTGGACCGTGAGCGAGCGCGCACCGATATTTGACTGGGGCAAGGGCAAATGTTACATATCACCGACAGAGGTGGTTCGGTTTGTCTGAACAGTTTCGGGCTTTTCGTTAAGTGGATTTCCGCCGCGATTATGCCGCCACCATCATTGGTGTCAGCGCGTTGAAGTAGACCTGATCCGGCGTCTGCCGGTCAAGGGATGAATGCGGGCGTCGGCTATTGTAAAAGGTCAGATATCGACCGATGCCGACGCGGGCCTCAGACACGGTCTTGTAGGCGTGGACATAAACCTCCTCATATTTGATCGACCGCCAGAGCCGCTCGACGAAGACATTGTCCCGCCACGCGCCCTTGCCATCCATCGAGATGGCGACTTCCGCCTTCTTCAGCACGGTGGTGAAGTCAATGGACGTGAACTGCGATCCCTGATCTGTGTTGAAGATATCCGGCTTGCCATAGCGGGCCAGCGCTTCCTCAACCGCTTCGATGCAGAAGGCCGCTTCCATCGTGATCGACAGTCGCCACGATAAAACCTTGCGGCTGAACCAGTCCACGACGGCGCAGAGATAGACAAAACCACGCGCCATGAGGATATAGGTCAGATCCATTGCCCACACCTGGTTGGGCCGGGGGACCGCCAGCTTGCGCAGGAGATAGGGATAGATTTTGTGCCCTGGCGCTGGCTTCGAGGTGTTCGGGCGGCGATAGATTGCCTCAATGCCCATCTTCTTCATCAGCGTTGCGATATGAAGCCGCCCAGTCCCTCATATCGGCTTTAGAGTAGTTCACGCAGAGATAGGGCCGAATGTTTTCCAAGTCCCCGGCGTGCCAGACGCTGTACAAACCCAACCGATGAAGCCACTACCTGCGGGGGCCGTGTTATAGACAATATCCCCGCGCCGCCAAGTTCCTGCTGATGGGGCTATTCCGGATTGGAAAATACGTATTGCATTGACTTCACCGTCCTGGTTGGAGACAACGTTTCCAAGGTCCCCGCGGATAAAAGGCACTCCACCGATTGTTAAGAACGTACCGATATTATTGGCGCGAACAGAGAATGCGCCACGGGCACTCAGGTTCATTCGCCCTATGAATGAGCTACGTGTCAATGTTGACGGTAGGTTCAACGTTAAGCCGGTCGCAACGGTAAGCGTTCCGGTCGTATCACTAGCCTGAATATCAATGCTACCGATGTGCAGTTCCTCGCAACCCTGCCAGAATGCTAGAGCCTTAGTCGCCGCAGCATCTGAATAGTAGATATCAGCCGTTATCTCTCCGATCCTGACATTTTTAATACCACCGTTAGTGAATGACAAAATCGGAGCGCCAGTTTTCCACGTCCCCCGGATTGTAAGTTTGTCAACATTTATTCTGGTCGTGACCCCCGTTTGGGTCGGTCGAACATAAAGCGGGGCACCGCTTGCGACGGTTCCGTAGTTCTGCCAGAAAATTTCGCCTATAGCTGGCGAATCACTGTCACTCACACCAACCCCGACCGCGCACTCATACATAATTACTTTGCCGATGTACGGATTTGTGTCGCCGCGCAGGCAAATCACTTCGTCAGTAGCGTTTACTGCGAAAACTGTTCCAATTTTCAGATTTTCGGCACCCTCAATGTCATAGACGACATTGTCGATGCAGTCTTTGCAGTAAATGAAATCGACAGTTGTTCTGCGCCCATTATTTATAAGCGCTGCTGGACCCTCAGTTGCCCATATGTAATCAACATTTGTATCTCGGGCGTAAGCGTCTACAACAAGAGCATTTGCGGCCACAGTTCCATCGGCGGAGGGTGATATCATTTTCCACGCCAAGACAAATCTAACATGGTTTTTATTTCCCTTACCCCCTACGAGGTCACCAGCAACACGCAGCGCCCAAACGTGATGAGTGCGACCCGCTGTCATTATCGCATTCTTGCAGATGCAATCGATTTTGTTTTCATCGCCTTTGACAGCCATTCCAGACTTGCTCTGGTTAGCAAGATCAATCCGCAGGGAGATATCGCTGTAATTCACCCCAGATGTAAAAGTGACAAGCTGGCTTTCATACACATCACCTTGGTTTGAATTTGCATGAGATATAAGCCAGCCTGTTCCTGCCACGGTTCCTTGGCCCGCGTCGATAACTATGTCGGTAGTTTCATAATTTTTATCGATACGGAATTCACCGCCGATAGAAAAAGCGAACTTTATGCCGCCCTCTAACGCCGCCTTGTTGTCAAAGCCAGCTTCGGACTTTCCGCCAAACATCTCCGGTCGCAGAACACGGTCGGCAATTTCCCACCATGCGCCGTCTGCGGACTGAATTTTACCGATATGGGACGGCTCGGCTGCTACGCGCTTGTAGAGAGCAGCACCGCCGTCGCCGACCGTCGAATATCCAGCGGTGCGAGCATAGTTCACCGGCCCTGGTATGTTTGCTGCTGCAACGGCAGACGCAGTATCAAAATTTGACAGCAACCCGCCTGCGGCACTTTCCGCGACTGCGGCGGCATCCTCAGCCCGCGCCGCAGCATCTTCGGCGGCCTGCGCAACTGCTTCTGCGTCTCCATAAGACAGGAGGCGCAATTCCGTGCCAGTATCTATACACAGAACCGCCATACCCGGCGTAAGATACCCCGCTGGCACTGGCTGGTTGATATTTGTAACCAGTTCGCGATTGATCGCGCCCGATACCTTTACCGGCCCGGTGTTCTCCTGTGTGACATTCAGGATATAGAGCACCTGATACGCTGCCGCTGGAATGGCCACCGATGCCGTCACGACGATGTTATTGGCCGTGCCTTCGTTGGCATTGTTAAGGCGAATGACGCGGTTGTCGGGGAAATTCTCGCTCCCCTCTGTCAGCGCCTTCAGCGTGTCGCGGATGTCCGGCTTGTGAGGGTTGAATGGCCCCGACGCGGGAACGCCATCGGTAACGAAATCGCGGAAAATCTCATCAATAGTGCGAACGGTCATGCGAATGCTCCATGGCAAAACGCCCCGCCAAGGCAGGGGGTGAATTTCTCAAGTTGTCGGGTTGGTCAGGGCGTCGTTATGATCGTGCTGGCCGAGTAAGCGCCTACACGTCCCTTCTGGGTGCGAACGGCCAATTGGAACTCGTATTCAGTCAAGGCGGAAAGCGTTGGCGTTTCAAAGCTCTCGGCATCATTTTCGAGCGGCCCAGCTACACGCCAATCGGTATCAGCCGTTTTCTTCCAGCGGACCATGTAGTTCAGCAACGGATTGCCAGTTGGCGGAAAACTAAGCTCTGCCGCTGGGCCGGAAATGATGGTTACGTCAGGTGCATCAGGCACCGGCAAGTCATCACCCGAGTTGGTCTCATCCGATACCGGTGCCGTGCCTTCCTGCGAGGTATCCCATTGGTAGGCAGTTTGCGGCATTGACTGAACCTGAACGGTAGCGCCCTGCAATATACCGCCTTCACCAAGAATGAATTTGAAATCAAGAACTTCAAAGACGCTGTTGATGCCGAATAGCGGGTACTGAATGCGGATGAACCGTTCACCAAAGGCAGCGAGACCAAGCAGGTTCGTGTTGAACGTCCCCACCCAGTTGGGATTTGCTCGGAACCATTCAAGCTTCATTAGCCGCCTAGCTTGGCTGTGTGATGGAGCCATGTTGAATTGTACGTCTCTGGCTTCCTCGCCGCGTTCGGAAACATCATCCTCATCAGCCCACGGGTCAGCGTCGGATGCCTGATAATCCTGGTTGGGGTCGAAGAATGTTGCCCGGATCGTGTTTGCCGTCGTCATCACGTCCCGGCCACGGCCTACATCGCTGAAGCCGGTGATCGCGTCAGCGGTCAGGACAACAGTAGGTTCGGACCACGCGCCGATATCAAGCGTCAAGCCCCCGTCTGGCGTCGGCACCAGTCTGCCATCGCAGCATCCCAGCATTCGGCCCAGCACGTCAGCGGGACGCTCATCAAGGCTGTATGAACCCCAGAGACGATAGCGAGGTTCAGTACCGCCAACAGCAATAGGAATTGCTTCGGCGGCGCGGTTGTACGCTGCAACCCAACCAGCCTGAGCAAGCGGCGTTGAAACGAGGCTTTCTGGAAGGCGCATGCCGTCCTTGTGGGTCATGTAATCCCGGATCACTGCGGCGGCGTTATCGTTCCACGCGACCGCACCCGTGACCGGATTTTTGACGAGTGATGTGCGAGCCACGACGCGATAGTTCGTGTTCACGCCGTTCGGGAAGAGGCTTAGATAATACTCGTCACCGACTGCATACTGGCAAGCGAGCAAGGAGGCTATGCCGTCCCCCCGGTGCGCTGCGGTCCACTGAGGGAACTTCGATGTCAATTCGCTATATGCCGTCTCGACAGGCGCACCGAGGCGCGACTGAATGCGCAAAAGAGTTTTTCCAGATGATCCCTCGCGCCATTTGCTCGGCGGTGTCGGGGAGCCATCTGGCAGCAAATCGATTTTCTGATCATCGAGCCAGTATTCCTCAATGGCATCGAATGGCCCCTGCCCCAAGGCAAGAACCTTGAAGAAGCCACCGCTCTGGGTTTCGGCGAATATCCAGGCACCGGAAGTTTTCACGCGGCCATAGTGGCGAATGCGGGGCGGCGTAGGCTGGCGAACCTGCTGCTGCACATCTTCTGGCTTCGGCTGCTTCGGGCGAAACAGCGACGATGCCAGATAAGAAATACCCAGCCCTATAGCCAAGCTGCCAAGCGTCGTACCGGCGGCAAGCGTGATCAGGGCAAGACCTGTCTGCAAGGCAGCGCCAAGCGCGCCAGCGCCCACCACAGACGCAATGATGCCTGAAAGAGCTACTGGCATTTAATCCTCCAAGCTTTCCAGACAGCGGACAGTGGCGCACCAATCAGCCCATGTTCATCGTGCGAGAACCAGCAATTCCCGGCATGGATTGCCATGCAGAGCTTTTCGTTATGGAAGATCAAACCGACATCGCCGGTCACAGGCTCAACCGTCTTAATGAACCCCTGTGAGCGCATAGCGCGGTTGACCAGCACAGCCAGCCCGCCACGATCTGCCAGTACCGATGCAGCCCCCGCAGCATCCGAATATTCCCTGTCTACCCAGGCGAGCGGCGACAGGCCTGTGCAAGACCTGATCCAGCGATCAACGGTCGAAACACAATCAGTCTCTCCCCACCGGAAAGGTTTTTGCGCCTCGGCAGCTACAAACTCGGCAATGTTCATGGGATCAGTAATCCGGGTATTTAAAGCTCTTGAAGAGCAGCGAACCGACGAACTGACAGAACTTGTCACCGGGTGAACGACGCTGTTGGTCGCGGTCGGTATAGCGTCCATATGCCGGTCGTGACCGATTGAAGAATGCGTTTTCTGCCGTCATGCTGATCGACTGAATAGCGCCTTCTGTGCCTTGCATTTCGGTGCGGCTGATGCGGGGCGGCTGCATGAAGCCCCACCAGATCGGCGCGGGACCGCCAAGCGGCTGCCATTCCTCATCGAAGAGCTGGATCGAGATTACGACAATGCGCTGATCTACCTCGTCATTTGCATCAAGTGCCATGGCGAGAAAGTTCAGCGTCGCATCCGGCAAGCCTGAAAGCTGGAACGTGACGTTCTGTGCGGCAGTGGTCGAAGCCATGCCGATGCCGTCAATCGAGCCATAGCCATACATCGGTTCATAGCGGTTGCCGCCAGTTTCCAGCGCAGTGTTACCGTTCCAGACACGCATCGTCTCCGACGCAAAGCGGAACTCAACAAGGAAATCCAGCCGCACTTCATGCTTGGCGAACTCTGCCAGCTGGGCCGTGTTAAAGAACGACATTACACGTCCTCGATAAAATTGACGGTCGGAAATGACCACTGCGAAATCAGATCAAGATCGAGGTCCATTTCGCTATCAGACGCCAGGCGCATCCTGCACACTGGATAGTCGAACTCCATCTCGCTACCAGCTGGCGCGGCTTCGCGGGCCGGAGGACGGAATGTGATGGTAGCCGTGTTCTCGCCTGCCATCTGCACTGTGCGGATGCGGTACATTCGTTCTCCGATGGAGAAATCCATCCCCGGCTGCAATTGGCCCGCCGTAACAAGCGATATGTTCGCCGTCGTCCCGCGCAGCGGTATGTTGCTGATTAGGCGGATATCGATTGATCGGGATCGGTACAGTCCACCGTCACTGAACGGGCTGGTATCGGAGTGAGGCACTTTATCAGCGGCGCCGTTGCCGCCAGGATCGAACGGTTGATAAGCACAGCATCGAGGAACCAGGATCGGACGCAAACGACCTTCCAGCAGATTTGCAATAGCCCGAAATGCAAGAACGGAAGGCGATCCACGACGAATAATGATGTCGCTGAACGTCGCCTTCCAGATACCGGCGTCCGAAGCCGTAACCTGCGTCACACCCGACACGCTGGAAGGGCCTGCGAGTGTACGCGGGGCAATATTGAACGGGTCACGCTTCGGCTTGAGCACCGAACGGGGCCAGAGAATGGTTGCCATTACATTTTTCTCGCTTGTGCGTCTGCCAACATGGTCGGGAAGTTCGATTGAACAGCCTTGGCGCTTTGCTGCACCGAAACCTGAACAATTGCACCTGATGCAGTCTGAATACGCTGATCGGCTATCTGAGCCATTCGGCCACTGTCATCCTGAAGGACGACATTGATGGTTTCCGTGCTCCCGCCTCCAAACTTGGAGTTGCGGGGAAGAACCACTTCTCCACGTTGCAAGATTGCAGGTATTTCACCAGGTTGTAGACCGGCAATGCCGCCTTTGTGATACCGCTTTGCGCCTGAGAATACCGATGGCGAAACAGCCCGACCGTGCCCATAACCATCCGAACCCGCCACACCGCCACTGTGAAGAATGCCGGGGATAATGGCACCGCCAAGCAGGCCGCCACCTTTGAACAATCCTCCGCCGCCGAACAACCCGGCCAATGGCCCTTTGCCCAACAAGGTTGCCTGAAGGACGGCTTCAATCAGCGTATTCAGGAACTTATCGAGAGCCTTATTGCCCGTTTCAATCGTCGGAACCATTGACTGGAAGGCGTCAAGCATACTGTTCTTGAAGAAGTCAGCGGCTTCCCTCGCCTGCTCCTGACTTTCGGCCAGTTTGTTAGCCTCAGCCGTAGCATGAGCATAACCTTCAGCCAGTCCGTTGATTTGCTCCTTCAGCGCAGGGGTTATCTCAATACCGGCCTTCTTTGCCGCATTCAAAAGCTCTTGCGTGGCCCTCGCCTTGGTGATTGCGTAATCGTAATCATCAATCAGCGGGTTAATCTGGGCTTGTGCTGCGGTTTCCGCCTGAAGCGTGGCCGTCCGCTCCTTGATCTGCTCGATCTCGCGCTGAAGCTCGTTCTGCCGCTCCTTGCGCTTCTTTTTCTTCTTACCGTCTCCATCTGCCGATGCGCCCGAACCACCGCCAAATCCAGCCGTGTTCGCCGTCCTATTCGGCGCGATAAGGTCTTGGTCCTTTGCATCGGCAGTCCGTTGACGTGCACGAGCGTTAGCCTGTTCTCGCCACGCTTCGCCAATTTTGCCAAGATGGTCTTCGGCGGCTTTCTGAAGAGCCTCGCCGTAGGCATCGCCCGCTTCCTTGCCTGCACCGGCGTACTTGTTGTCCAAGCGACCAAGTTCAACAGTCAGGTTTTCCGGCAGCGTCGGCGCGACACCTACGAAGCTATCCAGCTTATTCAGCGCGGCTGAAACAGCATTAATCCCGTTCAACGCCTTCTGAAGACCGGCCTCTATCCCGGCGATCATCGAGTTCATGGCGTTGATAACCGCTTCCGCTACAGCGCCGGGAAGCTTCGTGAATGTGGTAACGGTCGCGTCGTAGAGGAAGCCAATCGAATTGATTATGTTGTTGGCTACACCCTTGGCCGTAGTCCAAACATCTTCCCAAGTTACCTTCGTTCCAGAAAGCGCCTCAGAAATTAGGTTGATTGCAGAAAGAAAATCATCGCGCACCAACGACGCGACATCAATAGCGCCTCGTTTCAGGGCATCCCATGCTACAGCAGCATAATCCTGAAGATTAGCCATTTCTCCAGCAATTGGCTGTATCTGGTCGCCAAACGCTGAAATTGCGAAGGTGGTGGCTCCGATAGCGGAAGCAAGCAAGAGGAACGGGTTCGTAGCCACCATAGCCGCGCCAGCTACGGCAACGCGCGCCATTGCCGGGACGTACTGAGACAAGAGGACAACGGCGGCAGCGGCAGCCGAGTTCGCTACCACACCGATATTATCAGCAAGAGCATTCACGATCCCGCCAACAGTTGCGGTGATGCCGTATGCCTCGTTTGCCTGCCCTATGTATTGCGTTAGATTATTGGCGAGCTTGGTGAAACTATCGCCAATCGTGGCGTTAGTCGCACGAAACTGCTCTTCGATGCCCTTCTGTGCATTGATGATTGCGCGAAAAACGCGATCGGATGTCAGTTTCCCATCGGCGCCGAGTTGCTTAAGGCCCGAAATGGAGACCTTGAACTCATCAGCGATAGCCTTCGCCACGATCGGTGCGTTTTCACGAATGGAACGAAGTTCATCGCCTTGGAGAACGCCAGAGCCGAGAGCCTGACCAAGCTGGAGAATACCCGCCGCTTGTTCCTGAGCAGATGCGCCACCCGCCTTGAATGCCTTCGATACAAGATTGGTAGCGAGTGCGATTTCTTCTTCAGATTTCGCAACGCCTGAAGCTGACCGGATCAGTCGCGCGTAGAGATCTGCGTAGTCTGTTAGACTTACGCGAGCGTCGTTAGCGCCAGCATTCAATTGTTCAAGGCTTCGCGTCTGAACGCCAGCAGAGGCGGCCGCGGCGCGGATCATATTCCCCGCCTGCGTCCACGCATCTGCGTACTGGACAATCTCGCGCGCGCTAAAACCAACACCTGCAAGTGCGGTGGCATTTTTCAGCGAGTTAGCGAACGTGGCGGATATGTTTTTGTTCATATCCGCAAAGCGACGCTCGATCTGGCGAGCGCTTTTGTTGGCAACACCGTTTGCCCGGTTCAGGGCATTCTCGAAAGCCTTGGTACGGGCTTCCAAAGACACAATGAGCCGTTCAACGTCAGTTGCCATCAGAAGCCCTCGATTCCAAGCTCGGCCAGTGTTTCGTTGCTGAATTCAGGGGCTGCTTTTTCTTCGGGCCGATTGAACGCCTGGTGGCCTTCAATGGCGCACGAGAACTCCCACAGCGTCATCTTGCCGACGTCGCGATGAATTATTCCGGCCCATTGGTAGAAGCGGTTAAATTTCCATTTCCCTCGCGGGAGCGGGTTTGGGTCTTCTTCCCCTCGCCCGCGTCCAACTCCCCCGGCTGATCATCCGGGTCGCCATAAAGAGCGAGCATCAGGATTGCTTGAGCCGTCAGCACGGATAGCGTGAGAGGCCGATCCTCGACAAACTTCTGAACAAGCTTTCGAGCGACTTCTTTGTCCATGCCCCCGCCCTCGAGCCCCAATCGGATGGGCTGGATGACGTCGTCCACCATCCATTGCTTGCTGGAAAGACGAGCCAAAATCCATTCTGGCCCGGCATCGCACTTGTCTTGAAGCGCGCGGAGATGTTCTAAGCGGAGCTCGAAGTCGTGCTCCCCGCCCGCCCACGTCAGCGCCTTGGCCATTAAGGCGCGACTTTCGCAGTTCGTGCTGGGACGCCGTCGAACTGAATATCCAGTTCCGCAGAGACCTTCTGCCCTTTTTCAACGGCGTTGTTCAAGCCGACGAGATACGCTGGGCCGGTCTCATATTCCGTGTCGCCAACGGCGGCCTTGACGTGCTTAACGCGAATGTTCTTGGTCTGCCCGGAATACCACCAATCCATAAGCAACTTGTGACTTTGGGAAGACCAGACGCCACTGGCGGGAATTGTCACTTCGGACGACTGCACAGCGCGTTCAATTGCCGACGGAAGGCTTTCGTCGTCGCAATCCTGCGGCACTTCAGTCGTCTGCATATTGTGCTGACGGTTGATGCCGCGCTGAGTGAGCGCGCAAATCTTGGCAAAGGTTCCTTCGGTTTCAGTCTCGACTTCCAGAACAAAATCAGGGAATGCGGCTGTTATCGGCTTTGTAGCCATGGAAAACTCCAAACGAAAACGGGCCGGCAAACTGCCAGCCTTGAAAGGGCTTGAGGCCCGGTTTCAGGTGAAAGGGCTACTTCGCCCGGTTGCGGCTCTTTAGAGCTCGTTTTTGATCGCGCGTCGGGCTTTTGATCTGCTCAGCCCAGCCATGCGCAACGCAGTAATCTACGAAATCCTGCGGTCGCTCCTGGGGTTCAGGCGACGCTTTTGCGTTGAATGAGAACCGACTTTGAGGGCGCGACCAATTACATTCGACTTTGAAAATGGCCCAAGCCAAGTTGATCGTCCTTTAGTTGAAGGATTTTATGAGAGTGAGCGCCTAAGCGCTCACCCGATCATCTCTCCATCTTCGCCAATGCGTGACTGTCTGATAAGTCGCGCCAGTCACTTGTGCTATCTGGCGGTTTGACAGATTGGTTTCGTCAATGAGTTGCAGGATTTTATCGCGAAACTTAACTCGCTTGCCACGATACTGCGGCTCCAGTGAAATTTGCTTCACCGGCTCATGCTCGATCTGCACCGCCTCCGTATGATGCGCGGCGGCCCGTTCAGCTCCAATCACCATACCAATGACGGCCACCGAATTGCGGGCTGTCCCACCGAATGGCGATTTAAAGCGCTGACCTAATGCGGTTCGAGCGCCAAATGGTTTGAAGTTGATAACTTCCGGCTCGACATCTTGGACGCGAACGCGGCCATCATGTTCAATCACGACCGCCCTGCCCGCTCCATCGTATTTATTGATATCAACCCAGACAGGCTCGCCGTCGATAATCATAGCGCAGACGTTCTGTGGCTTTGGAGCGATCGTGTCTGCAACCGTTTCGAGTCGGTCAATATTACGTTTGAGCTTGATCGCGTCATCAATCTTCGTCGACGTGCGACGGTCGTGCTTGCGGACGTGGATGGGCTTGCCAATCTTGCCGTGTCTGTACTCCATGAATACGTCGATCAGCGCTTTGCGAACGGCGGCGGCTGCAACCGTTTTGGCGAACATGCAGATGAGAAGCGCCTGGCCTTCGTTCAGGTAATATTCGGAGAATGGCTGGCCCCGATAAGCGCCACGCCGTGTGGCGCTAGAACCGTAAGTCTCTAATTCTGCGAGATTTCTTTCAATTATTTGACGAATTGCGCGTGGGCGGGCAAATCCCAATTCTTCACCTAGTCGCAGGTCCTTAATGCGAGGCTCATCATCAATTTCTGTGTTTAGGTCTGCAATTGTGAACGTTCGTCTGGTATCAATCGCATTGGCTCTAGTCATGGTCCAATCCTTATCTGGAGCTAGGCTGGTTATCGCGTTGCATCGCGATGCCAGCCGCTTGTGCAATTTGCACAAGTGCACCAAATGCTACAAGAGAACTATCGTTTGTCAAGCCAACTTGTGCAAACGTTACAACTGTGCCATTTTGTACCCATGAGTGACGAACCAAAAGATGTGCGCCTGCCCTTCATGGTGACGGCGTCCGAAGCTAAGGCGATTGACGAGTGGCGGTATCAGAACAAGATCCCGTCGCGCGCTGAGGCTATGCGGTTGCTTATCAATCGCGGACTGGCGTTCAATCGTCTAGACGATGTCATCGAAACGATTAGTCATATTGGAGGGGAATTTTTACGCGGCGTTCCTATAAGCAATAGTGACCAGTTGGCTTTTTCTAGGGCCATTATTAAGCTTTTCGAGACGAAAGACGATGCAGACGAAGAACTCCTCGAGAGCCTTGAAACGTTACGGGATAATTTGGCAAAGCGCGACAGTTAGAACATCGTTTGATGGGACGGCACGGCCGTCTGGCGCGCGACCGATTGGAGCGCACGGCTTTATAGCGTGACAAATAATTTTATCGCGCAATCAAACTATCAATGTTAAGGAAGGGCTGCCCCCGGCGGCTTAACTAACCAAGCACGAGGGCTTAGTCGACAGAGGCCGTTCCGGGGGGTACATGACTTCTATAGAATTGATCGAAGACGTTGTCAACGAACATAATGCGAACAACGATAATTTTGCTGGCCTAGGAACCGCTCTCTCTTCAGAAAGAATAGGGCGATATGTCAATGCAACCAACGGTGACGTGAAGCGCGCTCATCAGCTTTACACTATAAACGCGCATGTTTCTAACTCCCTATACATAATGCTCCACATGCTGGAAATTTGTTTGCGTAATGGCTTTCACTCTGCGCTTACTGCACGTTTTGGCTCTGATTGGTATGACCAGCTGGGCGTCATAAAAACAATTGGTCAGCGTCAAAAAATCAGCGAAGCAAAAATACGCCTCGTAAATGATGGAAAGCCCATTGAACCCGGAAGACTTGTGGCGTCTCTAACCTTTGGTTTTTGGACCACTTGCGTTGGCTCAGAATATAACGACGATCTATGGGTCAAAGCCATCCACAGGCCTTTCAAGAAAACACCTGAACTAACCCGAAAGAAACTTAACCGCGATCTAACACAATTGCGCAACCTGAGAAACAGAGTCGCACATCACGAACCCATACTATCGTGGAACCTCATCAAGCACTATAGCAATGGCGCAGCGATAATCGAAGCCTTATCCACAGACGCGAGACAGTGGGTGGCGGATCATTGCGTATTCTCAAAAGTGTACGACGCTAACGTTAGAGCAGAATTCAAATAGTTCATCCACACCGGCCTCGAAGAGCGTCCTATTTTGCTGGATATCCAGAAGATGCTCGTCAAGCTGCGCCCGCTCGGTGGAGAAAGCGAACTCGACGAGCATATTGAAGCTATTCAGCGGGCGTTAAAGCCCGACCAAGGCTAGACAACCCTGCCGCGAATCTGCCTTGATGCCACCCGTTAACAACGGGAGGCTTAATTATGAAGCAGCAACGATTACCCGCACATCCTCATACTGGTGAAATGATTGTCGATGCCAGTATGCTATATTCAGGGTACACTCAAGTTGACGATGGGGTTGACTTGGTTTGCGGGAACCCAGACTGCAACCATGTAATATTCCCAAAATACCCGCGTTACGTGAAAGGTGACACGATGCGTCTAGAAGGCATCCAATGCCCTTCATGCGGGTGGGACAACACCCTCGATACTGGCGACATTAAGTGAAAATGACCCGCGTATCGTAATGATTATCGAAGGCTGCCCCTCAACGTCAAAGACAATGCGGGACAGCCTTTCACCCAATCGCTCAATGCGGCGCAACTTCCATGGTTTCATATTGGTTCACCCATACTTCGCCAGCAGTGCGTCCATGTCAGTTTCTACGGCTGCTCGATCTTTGCCGTATATCGAATGGCGGCATGATTAACGTTGCCGTCCCTAATGTAGTCGGTACGCCAATAGTCAAAGGATACGAGCGCGTTGATCGTCAACGGAGGTTCCCACCCCCGCAAAGCGATACGGACCGCATTCGCGATGTCGCGCATCTGCTTTTGAGCGGGCTCAATCGACCACACGTCGAGTTGAAACACAATATCGTGGCTGTAGACGCAGTCGACGTCATCTTCAGCAGAACTCGACGGGCCAATACTGACGTATGGGAAAATTGAAGGCGAAACCTGCCCCTGATCGTTAGTGGGCGGGTTATCGTAACTGCGCTGACCGATTAAAGCGACGAGAGCAGAATTGCTGCGAAGCCGTTGAATAATCGCGCCTTGCAGTTCAAGGACAGGGTCCATGGGCTACCCCGATGCAATTTGCTTTGCTGATTTATTGATCGCTCGAGTGATCCGCGATTTGGTCCGACGCCGGAGAGCACGAAAAGCCACAAAGAAGAATGGCTGCGCCTTTGCGCCCGGGTTCTGTGTACCCGCGAACATGCCGCCATTGATATGCGGCGCACTGCCAAATTCGACCAGGTGCGCGTAGCGAACCTTCGAGTTTCCAGCGTAGATCGTTATTTTGAGATTGCCAGTTTTCGACTTAACGGCGCCAATCCGTTGGCTGTAACTGGGGGCGTCGCCCCAAGTCCAGCCGATGCTATCGCGGAGATCGCCATTATCGACGGGGACGAGGCGCTTCATCATCGCAACGATTTCTTCGGCGCCTTGCTCCATGGCAAGTTTAATCGCGGCCTCAGCTAAAGCAGGCAAAGCTTTGAGCTTGCGATTGAGGCTTTTCAGGCCAAGGACCGCCATCACGTTTCCTCGCCTTCAACAACAAGCATTTCCAAATAGGCATTGCGCTCGTCAGGATTGACGACAGTCTTGATCCCAAACACCCGGTTTGGCTTGTCCCCACTCTTACCCGCCCGAGCGTCGTAAGCCCGCCACGATGCCGTAATCTGCCTTGCCGAGGTGCTACTGCGAATGGTCAGATTGTAGGGCTGCATGGACTGCATTCGCGCCGCCATAACGCTTTCGGCATTGCTACCGTATCGCGGTTCCAGCCTTCCCGGCACGGTAAACTGGTCAACCCACTCACCGCGAGTACCGCCCCATTCATCGCTTATCTGTTCGCGACGCTGAAACGTCAAACGACAGTTTAGGCTGCCGGCACCTGCGCGCTTCGCCATGCTTCGGCCTCGTCTTTCGTAGGGGTTGGAAGTCGCTCGGATTTGCCAGCGGCAACAGCGCGATTAGCGCAAGGCGTAGTCACTAGCCCGACGTAGCCCGCCGGGTAGCGGATGGTCACCGTTGGCTTGGGGATGAAATCATATGTCGCGATAAATCGGAGCCAAGGCAATGATCACTCCGTAAGAAAAAGGGCGCTGTAGCGCCCTAAAATCAGTACCCTCTTCTGATGTAATACCCACCGCGGTAGTGGTGCCGATGGTGATTACGCCAGCCGTCATGTCGGTAATAGCGGTGTGAATGCCACCGTGGCCCACGGTAATGGCGGTGGTGTGAGCGCCAATGATGGCGCTTATAGTAATGCCGCTTCTTCCAGTGTTTCCGCGAATGATGTCCACGATGATCCCGGACCTGCTCAACATTGGAGCTAATGTCCGGCTTTGCAACGTTGATTGTTGGTGCAGCTTGCGCAGCACCTGCCCCGATCAGCAGCCCGACGCCCAGAACCCCAGCAATAAGTCCCTTAACAAGCTTCATTCTGCATACTCCTTTCAAGACGCATCCTGAAGGATTATGCATGAACTTGCGATGAACAGGAAAGCCGAACGCTACTCTTCCACCGCCAACGTGCGCCAAACCCGATATGGAGCAAGTAGCGCCCGAACGTGACGCGGCAGAACTGCGTTGCCTTCGGCCTTCATGTCAGGTTCGCGGTTCTCGTACAGATCAGCCGCAACCAACAAGATCGCTGCCGTGATGGGCGGCGTAACAATAATGCCATCCGGCAAGGTAGGCGTCGCGCCAGTAGCCACGATTTCCCTGTCGACATATTCGACGACGATCGTTTCCGCTGCGGCTAGATAGACTGCAAGCTCGGCATCCTCGTCGTCATGAAACACGCGAAGGTGTTTCTTCAGTAACTCCAGGTCAACCAGTGCCATCGCCACCACCCTCCGGCGGCGTTTCAGGTTCAGGTTCTGGCTCGGGAGCCGGATTTGGATCGACGATTCCCGCCCCGATGTAGCTCGCCACCCGGCGTTTGCGTGTCTTCGTGTCGGCCATCGCCAACCTCCGTAAACTTCTCGACGTAACCAAGCGCCAGAAGCGGGCCGGTTTGCCAGTTCGGCAGATCGGCGACCGTGCCTTCGTCCAGACGGCCGTAATTGCCGACCAGTGTTTTAAGCGCTTTGATTTTCATGTTTTCCTCGTGAAAAGGGGCGCCGAAGCGCCCCATCAGCAATTAAGGAGTTACAGGCGGATTGACGTCGCCGGTCACGAAGGCCTCTGGACGGTAAACCGCCAGCGCGAGACGCTCTTCGATGCGGATCGTAAACATGTTGTTCTCGAAGTCCTTATCGTTCTCGCTGGACAGAAGCACTTCGACGCCCATTCGGTCGAAGATCTGCGCACCGAGATTGAACGCACCGGTCAGGAACTTGCCCGCAGAAATTGCCTGGGTCTGAACGACCGGCAGATTCCACAGCGAAGGGCCGATCGGGGACTGGGCATTACCGACGATGTAGTTGCCGCCAAGATCCTTGGTCAGCTCGATCTTGGTCCAGTCCGTCGGATGCAGAACGAAGCCGCTCGCCGGGTACTCGGCCAAAATGACCTGCAGGATTGCCAGTCGCAGGCGGTCGATTGCCGTTTCGTTCTCCGGAGTGAACGCCGGAGCGAAGGCAGATGCCTGCGGGAGAATGCCGTGCAGGTTCTGACCAGTACCGTCACCGTTCAGAAGCTGGCCTTCTTCTACGAACTTGAGGCCATAGGTACCGCGCGCGTTGATATAGCTCGCAAGGCCCGGAGCGTCGTCGAGGATCTGACGGCTTGCCTTGAAGATATGGGCCAGCGTGCGAACAGGCGTGGTTTCCATGTCAAAGGTCAGGTCAGACTTGGGCTTCTGCGTGCCCTCAGCGACTGGCGCCGCGCTGTTCGTGAAGCCGGTTTCCTTGACAAACTCGACGCTTGCGGCCGAGGTCTGGCCGGGGGCAATCAGGTCGCGGATCGTAAGCTGGCGATTAGGTGGGGCGATGATGCCCGGCACGCGCTGCCCGGGAACGAGTGACGTTCCAGCCGAACGACCTGCGCCAACCGTGGTATCGCCGGACGTGATGTCAGCGCGCTCCATGCCAACACGGATCGAGCCGCGCCATGCGCCGGACACGTCGGTAGACTTAAACTTTTCAGACGCCACGACGATATCGCCGACGTCCTGCGACCCCTGCGCAACGTCTTCACGTTCACGAGCGGCGCGCTTTTCCAGTTCGCTAATGCGGGTCGTGGTGTCGCCGAGCTCGGACAGCGCCTTGTCGACCTTGCCGGTCAGCTCGGTGGAAACAGTTCCGTGCTGCTGAAGCTGCGTGGTGAAATCGGTCGCGAGATTGCCGACCTTTTCCTTGATAGAAGCCAAAGACTGGCCAAGCTCGCCGATCTTCTCGGCAAGAGAAACTTCGGACATTCGTCCTCCTGATACTAAATGGTGAAAGTGCGTGTTTCGGCCAAAAGCCGTTCGAGGGCCGCCGAAACAGCGGCGTTTTCCGCATCAGCATCAGGTTCCCCCTGATGTCCCTTGAAGTAGAGCGATGCGGCTCGCTCCGCTTCCGAGTTCGACAAGCCGATCAGTCCCCTGATCCCGTTTTCGAATTCGCGTTTTGTAATTTCTTCGCCGGAGGCCATCTTGTTAGCCAGCAATTGCGCGGCTTCTGCCTTTGCGGCGTTGGCCGCCTTTACGCGGCGGACATATTCCGGCTCGGTGTTCGCGCCCAGTCGGGCCAAGGTCTCGTCAAGTGTGGCAATACGATCAGCCATACCCCGGTCGATCAGCGATTCAGAGTAGAACACCCTGCCCTGACCAAATCCGTCTTCTACTTTGGATTTCGTGACGCCACGCCCATCGGCAACGCTCTGCAAAAACCGGCCATAGGAGCGGTTTACGCTGTCCTGAATGTAGGCCAGCGTGTCCTTTCCGAGCGGTTCGGTTTCATTGCCTTCGACCTTGTGCTTGCCTGCCGAAATGTAGGTGCGCTTGACGCCAGCCTTTTCCAACGCGGCAGAGATATCATCGTGTGCCGTATAGACACCAATCGACCCCGCACGCCCGGACGGCGTTACAACGATTTCGTCGGCAGACGACGCAATCCAGTAGGCGGCGCTCGCAGCGAGCGAGTTGACTTGCGCTATGATCGGTTTTTCACCGCCGCGCAATTTGCGAATTTCCGTTGCGAGTTCGTCCGTGCCCGGTACCGAGCCGCCAGGACTATCAATATCAAGAACAACGGCCTTCACACCCTCATTGGACAGTGCCTTGTGCAGCTGGCGCTTGATGCCGGCATAAGAAGTGCCGCCGCTCATCGCGGAAAACAGGTCCATTCGGTCGGCCAATACGCCATAAACCGGGATCACTGCAACCTTGCCGTCAATTTCGGCGATTTCCTTTGCACGTGCGTCGGAAACAGCTGCCGCAAATTCAGGCGTGACGAACTTGTCGCCCGCCACACGTGCCGCAAGAACATCAGCCAAAACGGCCAGTTTTTCGCGCTGAATCGCCCACGGTTCGGCCTCAAAGGCCGTCAAAATGTGTTCGAATTTCATGAATTTCCCTTATCCAGCGCTTGGCTGTGCATCATCCAGCGGAGGCCCGCCGTCGTGTCCGACCATGGACAGAGGCTGCATGGTGCCGTTGACGATCAATTCGTCGCCGCCATCCATTTTTGGTTTGTTCTCATAAGCTCTTGCTTCATTCGGCGTGTAGATGCCGTTCTGAACCATCTTCTGCAAGAATTCCGCTCTCGCCTGGCTATCGCCGCGCAGAAGGCCTTCCATATTGAACTTCACAACGGTCGTTTTGCGGGTCTTTGCATCAAGCAAGTCGCGGTAGATCGCGGATTCAATGCTTTTCAGCAGTGGCGCCAGGCAGGTCTTGGTGAACTGCAGGATCAATTGCTCGATCCCGCTGCCCCACGTCGTCGTGCCATTCGCGGCATGCCCGATCATGACCGGTGGAACGCCGAAAATGCGGCAGATCTGCTCGACGCTGTACTGGCGCGTCTCAAGCATCTGCGCGTCTTTGGGGTTGATGGTGATCTGCGACGGGGTGAGACCCGCCTCCAGCACCGCAATCCCTCCTGCCTTGTCGGCACCGGCAAATGCCTGCAACGATTCCGCAATCTGCTTGCGCTGATCGGGCTTCAGAACCTGTTCTGACGACAAGACGACCGAAGCCATCATGCCGTTCTTGAACATACGGCCCGACGTCTTCTCGCCGGCCATGGCGTTGCCGATCACATTGCGCTGGGCGGCAATCGGTGAAAGGCCACGATCACAGCCCGGCATGACCAATCCGCGGACATGAAGCATGTCCTCTTCACGGATTTTGCGAACGCCACCCTTCTTGCCGTTCTTGTACTGTTCGGTGACTTCGTAGTAGCGGTTGTTCCGGTCATCCCGCTTCACATCAACGCAAAGCGGATTGAACGGGTTTAACGCTACCAGGCGACCGCCATTTTTCTTCTTCTCCGCGAAGAAATTGCCATCAAGACACAGGCAAAGGGCAGCCATACCCCAGAAATCTGACGCACTATCGTCCAAGTTCGGCAAGTCGTGCAGCAGTTCGTACAGCGGATTCTCATAATCGACGTCAACGCCATCGCCCTTGTAGACATTGCAGGGCAGCGTTTTTACGGCATTCGAAATCAGGTTCACGCACGCCCAGACAGCATCAAGCTGCATGGCGTGCTCATAAGTGACCGTCTCGCCGCTTGTCGTCGACATTCCAAAGAATGCGCGCCATGGGCCGGAAAGAAGCCCGAAAGGCTTCCCGACCCAAGTCAAAAGGCCCATGGGCACTCCTACCAGGTTATAGTGATCATGTTGTTGACGAAGTCGTCGATGTCGGCTGGCTCGATCGGTGTATCCATCGCCACGCCAACCGCCATTGCCAGAGCGACAGCAGCGTCGATGCGCACTGATGCCTTCGTCTTGACGAACCACCGATTGTCTTGCGGGTCATGATCGAAGGTGGCGCCCATCAGGGCGGTCATGAGCACCGGATTGCGCCGCAAGCGAATGCGACCATCGATAATCATGTCCTCAAGCGCCAAAACCGAACCCGGCATCCACAAGCCTTGCGGCGGTGGCAGTTTTGCAGCTTTCGCTGCCTCTACCTTTGCAGGCTCGGGACGTGCCCGAACCTTACCTCCCTGCGGGTGTGCGACATGTTCAATGTCCAACCCGAGCGCTTCGACTTCCTCGCGGAACTTGTCGTAGGCATATCGGTCGTAGGCAATGGCCTTGATATCGAATGCCTGATCGAGTTGCTGGACCCGCGATGCCACGAAGTCATATCGAATTCGCTTGCCGGGCGGGGCATTCAACCAGCCCTGCTTTACCCAAAGCGCATATGGCGCCTTGTCAGCCTGTTCTCGCGCTTCCAGCGTATCGGCTGGCGTCCAAGCCTCAACCCACGCATCAAACGTCGGCAGATTGACGGTAGATCCGTCTTCCCGCTCCATTTCCTTGAAGCCAGTAGGAACAACGCACGCGAGCACAGTCATATCCTTGCTACCGGACAGGTCGACGCCCATGAAAACGGGTTTGTCAGCGTGTTCAACTTCAGGATCGAAATCGTCCATTACGCTTTCGACGGTCTCGCGCGGCATCCATGCCTTGTCGGCATCGGTCCAGCAGCAGAAGTGCAGCCGAAGAATGCCGTTCAGCTTGCCCGGCATCTGCTTTGCCTGAGCAACAACGCCGGCCAGATATTCCTGCGTCAAGATAACGCCCAGAAGCGGGTTAGCCTTCTTCCAGCAGGTTTCGTCCTTGAGCGGATCGTCGCCCTTGTCCAGCGCGCAGACATAGGAAAATGTCGTGTCGTCGATCACCTCGCCGACATAGGTAAAATCGTCATCTGGCGTTTGCGTACCAGCAGCTACCTTGACGGCATGCTCGTGCTCTTCCCAGCAAATGCTGTTTCTGTCGCTGCCCGAGTTCGTAATCATCAGCAGCAGCGGCTGACGACGAAACTTAAAGCCGCGCTCAAGCATTTCCATCGTCGAGCGGTCGGGATGCTCGTGCACCTCGTCGCAGAGCGCAAAATGCGGTCGCGGACCAGAGCCAGACTTGCCGGAATCCTTCGAGATCGGACGAAAAAACGATTGCGACTTGTGATGCGCGATATTGAACTCGCGCCCGATACCGCCGCTGAACTTCAGTCGTTCGACCAGCGCAGGTGCTGCGCGCACCATTTTAACGGCGTCCTGGAAGAGAATTCCCGCCTGTTCTTTCTTGGCGGCCGCAGCATAAATCTGGGCGCCCGCCTCCTTGTCCGCGATCAGCCCGTACAAACCGACACCGCCCGCAAACGGCGACTTACCGTTGCCTTTGCCCTCTTCGATGTAGGCGCGACGAAAGCGGCGCGAACCGTCGGCACGTTTCCAGCCAAAGAGAGAACCAAGCTTGAAAGCCTGTGAGGCATGCAGCTTGAACGGCTTGCCTTCAAACTGGCCTTCGGAAAGCTTGAGTCGCCCTTCAAAGAACCGAAACACGCGGTCGGCAGCATTGTCGTCCCAATATAGCCCGCGCTCGTGCCCATGTTCGAGATCGTCGAAATGGCGGCGGCAGGCATTGCGAACGTGAGGGCCGGCAACTTCTCTGCCATCAATGACAGCTTGCGCATAAGCGCTCACACGCTCAAGCGCAGGCATATCAGTCAAGCAGATCATCCTTTTCCTCGCCCTCGTCAGGCGTCGCGACCTTGGACGCGTCAGCCGGCGTCGCACCCATCTGGCCCAGCATCTGGCGAAGCAGGTTCATTGCCTGCACACCAACTTCCTGCCCAGCCATGATGCGGCCCTGAATAGTCGATGCCATACCGACGAGCGTGCGATGCGATTCATTCAACCACGGCAGCTCTTTCGCGAAAAGCTTCCAGGCTGACTTCGCCTTGATCTCAGCGCTGTCTTTCAACCATACGGGAGGAGCCCCAAGAGGGCCGTTTGCGGCCGGTTCGGTGCGGTTTTTGTACCGCCCGGCATTGATTTTGTCGCGACCCTCGACCTTCGCTTTGCCGAGGGGATTTCTCGGCTTTGCCATGGAATGAAATCCTTATGGGGGTCATGTTTTGAATTGCAGATGCGTGCGCTGTCGGTCCCCGCTGGTCCTGTGACTGCGGACTTGGGCGCTTTTTGATCCCCCCGTCTATGCCGGGATACCTTCGGGGATATAGTGAACTGGCGTTCCGTCCATAACTGATATGGCGCTCTGAAGGGTTTCTATCGTTTTTGCTTCCTTCAAATACCTGACAGGCAGCTTCACATGCCCGCACCCAGGCAAAACCGGCAGATAAACGATAGTTTCCAAGTCATTGTGGAAGAGAGCCAGTATATCGGCATCACGCCGATCAACCTCACGCTTCCGGCTAGCGTTGCCGCCGCGTCGGTCCACGGATATCCTGCATCTCCATTCAGCGCGTTGGCGCCTAATGATAGATGATGATTTAACCTGAATTCGATACGTCTTGTGGCCTGCTATCATAAGGACGTCGAACCCAGACGTATCTGAATGAATAGCGTGGTATCCATTCTTGGTGATATCAGCGCAAACCAGAAACTCTGCATACCTACCAAGCCTCGAATAATCAGGGCGGTTATCGTTGTCCGCTAATGGGGCGGAGATGCAATTTCCAAATAGATCCAAGGTCTCGACTCCTTGCCGACCTCATATGAAAGAGGCGGGGAGCCGAAGCTCACCCGCCTGAACCATGCAAGAGGTCGAGAATTGCATGGTTATGCTATCGGCCACCCGTCCGGTCCGAACCGAATGACATCTTGGCCGAGCTCTTCACGCTGTTTGATGCGGTCATGGCAGGGAGCGCAGAGGCTTTGAAGGTTATCGGGATCAAAGAACAGCGCCTCATCGCCTTTATGTGGCCTGACATGGTCACACACCGTTGCTGGCGTGACGTCCTCCTGCTGCAAGCAATAGGCGCACAAAGGATGCGCGGTGAGTTGTCGCTCACGTAAGCGTTGCCACCTGGATGTCTTGTAGAGCTTGCGGTAAGCAATGGCTTCTGTGCTGCGACGGTCAGGACGCGAGCGCGTCAACGACTTTGGCGGCATTGCTTCCAATGCGCCGAGCCTTGGTCAGGGTGTATGGTTCATCGCGGTCATTGACCAGCCCGCCAAGGGTGGCGATATCTGCCGTGACAGCTATCGGCGCAGTCACAACATCGGTAGCGATCCGAAAGAGACGATCAAACATGGTTTTTTACCTCGCTTAGGCAACTTTTCTGCTGCCGCGCTGTTCGTTTCCGAAAGGAGCTAGTCATGCACGCTCAAGCAATTTGGGATTTGGAAAGAGGATTTTGGCTGGAAGGCGTGTCTTTTTATGTGCAGCACTTACACCAGCAAGCATTGATGGTCCTGCCATCCGTAGGCACTCTCAGTCACAAATCCATTCTGGAGAGTTTGAAAGACGTACCGAGGTGGGAAAATGTTCTGATGCACGACATGACGCTGGCCGAAGATAGCCATTGCATTGCGATTACATACGTAGTTGAGGCGCGGCGCGCAGGTGAACCTTTATATCACGCGAATTGTAGCTCTGCGTATGTTGGTTCATCGGACGTTTGGCAATTAATACTGCATCATCAAACACAGAGCCTTTAGCGAGCACACCAGCGCTCTCGCCCGCTTAATTTGAATGGAACAATTGAATGCACATTCCCGTTCTCTCCTCGTAATCGAAAAGGAGAATGAAATGGCACAGACCACCGAAGGCATGCTGTCCGAACAAATCGACGCACTGCGCAAGGAAATCAGCAGCCTATCGTCCCGATTGTCAGATCATCTCGGGAATCTATCCGGCGCAACCGACAACGCCCTCGCATCCACGAAGGACGTGGTGAATGTGCTCGCCGAAGGGGCACGTGAACATGGTCAACGTGCTGTGCAATACGCACGACAAAATCCCGGAACCGCATCGGCGTGGGCATCCGTCGGTCTGGTGGCCTTGGTTGCATGCATGCTCATGAAGGGCCGCGGCAGTAGTTACCGGTAGATTCCGTTGAGCCAGCCAGTTGAAACAGACTATCGCGGACCTGTCCGCCAGTCGGTATCAATCCTTCCTTCCTCAGCTTTATGAAAATACTGGGAGCAGACCAACCAACCTTTAATTGGTCTCAACAACAGAACACATGCAATCACGATTATCGGCAGGGTCGTGATTGCATGAACCCAGATCGGTGGATCAAAAACTGATTGCAACCAGATACCGAATAGCAGCGCAGGCACCGCGGCGATCGACATCGAAAAGAATGCGGGGCCGTCAGCGGGATCGGCGAACGAATAGTCCAGACCGCAAACCTCACACTGCTTGGCTAGTGTTAGATAGCCTTTGAACAGGTGTCCTTGTTGGCACCTCGGGCATAGTCCTCGGACACCGGTACGAAACGGACTGTTCGTTGCGGAATACGTCATGTCTGGCTCCTCCAACTATCAATTAGGAGGACCCAACAATCAATCAAGCCAATCGTGCCGGCGGGGAGCCTACCGCAATAGGCTCAACCCGCCGAACCAGCAGCCGGAGGAGAAACGGCGCTGGGATAGTTACCCCACCCGCAATGCCGACAGGGGCGGCTCTTGTAACCGCACTGAAATGAAAAGGCCGCGCATGGCGGCCTTGATGTAGTCTTCCCCTCATTGGGGATCTGAAGGGGATCGGGGTGCACTACGCAGGTTGTGCGATATTCCAGATATTTCGATACGCCAGTGGATCAAGCTCCAGATCGTCCATAGCGCCCTGAACCGCAGCTAGCCCGCGGAAAACAAGAGACCTTCCCGCTGCAGTTGCCTGCTTGTGCTTGAAGCCGTCTTTCTCGCCTATTTCGGCCAGCGTCTGCCCGCCCAGCACCGCATCCTCAAATGGTTCGAGGAGCGGCCCAAGCCTTGACCGCAGATAGGCAAGTATCGGTCTTGTATCAATTTTCTCGAGCAGCAGATCGTCCGTGAATTTCAAACTGAGGCTCGGAGTTTTACCGGTCTTTGGAATTGGCATCGTGCAATCGTCGTTCTCGAAGTAAGCATCGACTTTGACATTCACCTTGCGCATTGCAGGAAGGGCATAAGCTCCTTTGCTTCTGCGCAGCTTGCCGGAATATTCGATTTCTCCACCTTTCACGCCGCCTTCCCAGTTTCGTGCGGCAGCGGCCTCTACATCTTCGACGCCCTTTAAGCGTTTGCTTTCTTGAGCAGCGTGCAGGCCTGCATCGTATCCGTAGTCTTGGCCCTTAAGCGGCTCGGCCTCGGCTATGGCTACAAGGCGCCGGTATCGCATAACTAGCTCGATAAAGCCGTGTAGCTTGTCTCGGCGCAAAACCGCCAGCAGTGGGAAATCCTCGTTATCATTCGCAGGAACGGCAGGATCTCCGATAGACTGGCGCTGTTTGATGCGTCGCAATTGCGTGGCCATTGCCTTGGTTTCCTGCTTGGCCCGTGCTGCTCGGTCCAGATAGATCACATTTCCCATCAAGCTGCCTCCTCATTCAGAAGATCCGACAGGTACACGCCGTCGACCGCATAGAACTCGAATTCTTCCCGGCGCTTAATTGCCGCCGTCTGCCAGCCTCTTAGTTCCAAGTCTCGTGCATATGGAGATGATGAATGCTGGTCTTCATCGATCGGGCAGTTGTCATTCGCGGCGAAATATTTGTCTTTCAGTTTCTGCTTCATGCCGCTTTCCCCTTCTCTTGTGCAAGCCACTCCAGAACGGCCGTAACGGCCTGCTCAGCAGCTTCTGTCGTTGTGGTGGCTCGGATGACCAGAACCGTGTAGCCAAGCCGCTGTAGGGCAGCGTGGCGGTCTTTCTGGGCCGGCGACAGTCTTCCCTGCCCGACCTTGTTCTCGATCAACAGCAGACGCCCGTATTCGCCATAGATGCGAAGGTCCGGTTCGCCGCTGGTCATTCCTGTTGCGATTGCCTGAGCCTGGGCTCTTGGCCCGCGCTTGCTGGCGTTCATGTCACCCGCCAGCAGGAACTGGCGTTGGTACTGTGGCAGTCGGCGCAGGCTGGCTACTTGTGCCGCCTGTAATTCCCATTCGAGCGGCAAGGCGGGCTTGGTGGTCACCTTCCCGGCCTTGGTGGTGATCTTGACACGGGCGCCGTTGATGCGGACGGTTTGCGTTTTGGTGGCGGTCGAGGTCGTAGATGAAGGCGCGCGCGTGCGGTTGCGTGCCATGTGAGCTCCTCGTGTTGATTGCGGTATGCCGTTGGTAGCGGCAAGAGGAGTGTGGAATGCCTCAATAAATGTCGTGTTAATGGCCGACGCAGCGCGGCAAATATTTTGGGCCATCCTTGAATCAGGTTGTATTCTGGAATTGGCAAAAATCAGGAAAAGTGCGCACTTCTCAAAACTCGAGAACTGCGCGCCGCGCGCTTTGTGCGTAAGTTTCTATATAAGAACACTTACGCACCAAAAGCAGCGTGCATTTGCGAACTTCTTTTTGGTCTTTTCGAGAAGTGCGCACAAAGAAGTGCGCAGTATCAGAAGTTGTATTTTGATTATGACATCGGGTTGTATTGAATGGCTGGGGAAGGTACATTTGGCAGCAGCGGTACTTGCCTGAATCTGAGATTCCCGGCTATATCCCCCCGCTTTCAAAATAGCAGAGCGTTAAGTGGCACTGTGACTCGTATTAATTGCGTAGACCCGTCAGAATTAACCGGCCCCCATCTTGTAGCCGAGTATAGGGAATTACCGCGTGTTTTCGCTTTGGTGCGCTCAGCGATAGAGCGAGGAGAGGCACCCACGGATGCCCGCAACCCATCCGTTTATACCTTGGGTAAGGGGCACGTTCGCTTTTTCTATCCCCGGCTTGGCTACCTCGCCAAAAGACAGGCAGCGATTATCGACGAAATGCTCGCGCGTGGATATTCCCCGCAGTTTACCAACATCGATCAACTGCTAGACGGCTTCCCCGATGTATGGTGCAATGATTGGGAGCCGACCGAAGATGCCGTAGCTATCAATCGCGCCAGAATCTCCGAGCGCCTGGCGAAGCGCCCCTGACCGTCGAGCCGAACCGCGTATCGTTCTCTCCAATTTTTAGTGATAGAGGTTAGCTGATCCGAACCTGATGGAGGAAACAATGGCTAAAATCGGTCGTACCGGCTTCAACAAAATTCTAGGTGCGGGCTATACCGTGCTTAACCATGATCCTCTGGTCGGAATTCTCACTCTCAAAACAGATACAGGTGCAATCGAATTGGCAATGATCAAACCTGTAGCCGAAGCATTAATGGGTGAACTAATCGACTTTCTGCAGGAAGGCAAAGGCGAAGACGCCCCAAGCTTCGCGGTCGAGCGGAGTCAGTGAAAACCACCGATCGATGGCGGGGGGGCACGTCTAACGCGGCGATAGCATGCTGTAAGTAACTTCCGGCACTAATATCAGCTTTCTCTAATAAGTAATGCGCCCCTCTTCTAATTAACCATCGCGAGCAATTCCAGATGCATGGTTTATAATTTACGAGTATTTCTTCCATTATTATCACATTAAAGCAACGGAGAGCATAATGCTTAAATATATCGCCATAGCGTTAACAGCTATGTTCTTCTCGGGCTCTGCTTCAGCATCCTCTGAGTGCGATAACGCGCAAGATCAGGCAACAATGAACAAGTGTGCCAACGACGACCTCGCGAAAGCTGATAAGCAGCTTAACGCGCATTACAGAGAGATCGAGAAGCGCCTTGCTGACGACGACGACGCCAAGAAGCTTTTGATCACCTCACAGCGCGCCTGGGTCAAATTCCGCGACGCTGAGTGCAATTTCTCTGCATCGGGGACCGCTGGCGGTAGCGTACATCCGATGACAATAGCACTATGTCGTGAAAAGCTAACAACGGAAAGAAATAAGCAGTTCTCTGAGTATCTGAACTGCGAGGAAGGCGATCTTTCTTGCCCGGTTCCCTCCGGAGATTAACCGAAAGACGCTCAAAAGGCTGCTGTTATTGTCCATTGAAAACACGATAACAGAAAAGCGGAGCCTAAGCCCCGCTTTCACGATTCAATTACCGGCCGATATCAAGTTGAGTCAAACAAACGCCCCTCTCCCTGGAGCTGCAGCAGCGGTGCGGTAAACTCTGCGCTGAACCCTTCTGGTCTATATTCGGACCTAACTTCCCCCGAACCAAGAAGCCCCATTCTTATGAGTTTGGAGCCAAAACCTGACTTTGTCGGCGGGGCTACCGGCGGTCCTCCGATTTCGATCCAATTCATTGAGAAAACCGGCTCAACCTGCCTTTTGGATATAGCAACGTTCAGTCGCACTTGCCCCGTAGGATTAGAAAGCGCACCGTACTTAATCGCGTTTGTTGTCAATTCGTGAACCAATAGCGAAATGGTCGATGCGCCCTTCGGGCCTACCGATACATCTGGCCCTGCCATGTGAACGCGATCGTCAACTGCAAGCGCAGTTGTTACTCCAGATACGATCTGACGCAACGAACCTTCCGAGCTTTTGCCGAGCCTCAGTACATCATGCGCGTTCCCCAACGCAGAAAGCCGCTTTATGAATGTATTAATGACCTCTTCATCGGCATTGTTATTGAATGTCTGGCTCGCAATAGCGGACACCACGCTGAAGGTATTCTTGATGCGGTGAGCGAGTTCGGTATTCAGAATCCGGGCGTGCTTTTCGGCTTCCACTTTTTGCGTGGTCTCAATGACCGTGTCAATCATCCCGCCGACCCGACCCTGTTCATCAAAGATTGGGCTGTAGCAGAATGTGAAATAGCATTGTTCATCATATCCGTGTCGATCGATCACGAGCGGAAAGTCTTCGATAAATGTCGCCTCGCCAGCGTAGGCTTTCTGAACCATGGGCAGCAACTCATCCCAAGCCTCCGACCAGATATCGCGGAACGATGCTCCCATGCAGTTCTCTTTTTCCCCGAGAATTGGTCGGAAAGCGTCGTTATAAATCGTCGTAAACTCCGGCCCCCAAATGATTGCTTTGGGAAAATGCGAAGCCAACATCATCTGTACTGCAGTGACCAAGTGCGCCGGCCAACTCGCTGGCACCCCTATGGGGTTCCGGCTCCAATCCAACAGCCGAATTTCATCAGCCGACTGACCACGCGCATGCAGGAAGGGCACCGCACTGTCCATAGTGTATTCCAATTTGTTCGAGGAAGATTCGTAGGCGGCACCGCCTAATCTTATGAGATAGGGCACGCAAATGCGAGCGGCAAAGTTATACTGGCATCAGTTGAATCAAACCGCCCGCACAAACGACGTCGTTTTCCGCTGCACTGGATCGCGCTCCTCGACCTTCGCCAGGAAACCTTCCTTGAAGAGTGCCTTGGTAATAAGGCCCGCACGCTTCTTCTGCACCTCGTCGTCGATATCCAGCCCCAGCGCATATGCCACCGCATGTCCAACCCAGTCTTTGGCCTGCGGCGCCTGCTTGTACATGCCGCCGTTCACAGCGCCACGGATTGCGTCTTTCTGGTCATCAGTCAGCCCTTCGGCAACTTCCTCGCTGGACGGCCAATGCCATTCCGTCACGACCGGAGCGTGGTCCTGGGGCTGGGTCAGGCCGCGCCCGTTACCAAGCGCCACGCTTTCGATATGCCGCCAGTCCAACCGGTGTGACAGCGGTGTAAGGTTCGACTTGCCATAGGTGATCGAGAAGTAGCCGAACCGTTCCATACCGGGAATGCCCGCCTCATTGGCTTGCGCTTCTGACATGCGGTTAAGCACGCGCACTGAACGCGCTGCGCCGATCAGCGCCACCGCGCCGCGAGCATCTTCGACGGTAGCCTCGCGATCGCTGACCTTGCGTAGGTGGTGCACGATGTCGATGGAGCAGTTCGTGTAATCCGCGATCTGCGCCCAGAGCTTCGCGACCTTGTCGATTGCGCCGTTGTCGTTTTCATTGACCTGGTGCGTCGACACAAATGGATCGACGATCATCACGTCAATGCCATTGGCAAGGATGGTTTCGGCAACAGCCTCGACGATCGGCTCTTGGATTTTGACTCCCTTCTTGTCGTCGATAGCAACGACCAGTTCCTGCTCTCGGCCGCTGTCGAGGAACAGGTGTCCATCAATATCTTCAGGCTTGAGATTGAAGTGGATGCACGCCGCCATGATGCGCCGCTCTAGCTCATCGCGAGGATCTTCGACGTTGAACAACCAGACCTTAAGTCGACGCGGCGGCTTCACGCCATTCAAGGCTTTGCCCGAGGCCATAGCGAGCGCTTCCACGATGCTATTCGCTGTTTTGCCAAGCCCGCCGGGCGCAACCGTCACCGAGACGTACTTGCGGATGAAGTGCCGACCGAAAGCAAACTCGCGGCGTGGCAGCGTCGACGGGTCTTTCCACTGGAACGGCGTGGCTGCGAGGATGGGTTGGCCGGTGGGCTCCTCTTCTACTACTAGCGGCGCCACTGGCTCGTCGTTATGCGCTTCCGGTTCGCGCTGCTCATCAACCTTCGCCCGCGCATTGTCGAGCATGCGTGTGATATCCACCAGCTTGGTATTGTCATTGACGGCTTCCGGTGCCTGACGCGGATGCATCTTGCCAGCCTTCAGGCCGTTGTCGATCGTCTTGCAGCAACGCGGGAAGTCCCTACCCCAGCCGCGCGCTACGTCCTGTAGCAAGGCCCGTGCTTCGGATTCCGCCAGCGCACCAGCACCGACGAACGTGCCCAGCCGAAACGCAGCGTCGTTCAGACGATTGTTGCGGTTCCCCATCGGCTCCATGGCGAGATCGTCAAGCTCAGACTGTACCGCCCGCTCGACGTATCGGTCATTAATCGTGCCAGACATCGACGGCGCCTGGTACATGGTCGTGCTGTCGTATGACCGCGGCAGGACAAGCTCCAGCAGCCAGTCCGGCGCACCGACCGGCTCCATATCGACCAGCCAGCGGTAAGGCTGGCCAATAGCAGGCACGCTGCCAGCCGCGATGACATAGCCACCGTCGCCACGAACATCGATGCCGGCACCCAATGCGCCACGATTGCGGACGCCAGCCTTGTGTTTGAAAAAGTAATGTCGGCCGCCGCTCGTGGTTTCAGCGGTAAGCGTCGCGGGCAATGCGCCGTGCTCGGCTTCCAAAGCCGCAAGCGTGTCTGGCCCGCCGTGCTTCGGATCGATATCCAACACCCACGCCCCGATAGGCGCCCCGGTCGGCACGCCGACCATTGCAGCTGGGTTTCGCCGCCAGAGTTCACGAACAATTCGCTCATTCAGCGTCGCGCCGCGGAACCCGTTTGAGGTCAGCGGAGTTTTGGTGGCGAGGATTTCGATAAGGCCGTCCTCGTCGACGAATTCCTCATCGGCGGCACGGCATGGAAATACAGGCCAGTTACGCGCCGTGTAGGACAGAGCGACGTCGAGCATGGGGTCGGTATTGAGTTCCTGCGAAATTTGCATAAAGTCTCCCTGAGAAATAGGGGGGATGTATGTTTCTTGACGGATCGCTTCAGCCATTGTCGCATAAGGCTGAGCTTTCACTGGCCTTTTTGAGAAGCAAGCTTATCCAGCACTTCAGCGATATTGATGGTGCATTGGTTGAGCAGCGGATTTTGGTGCATGACAAACCAATCCCACCGCTACCAAGAAGCCAGAAGGCTATTTACTCATTCCACTTACGGGATAGCTTGATTACATTGAAAGTGGGCCAAGCCAGTCAAAGGAACCAGTCGCGTTATAGCTATCACCATTATCACTTAATCCCATCTGTACCTAGTACTCTCGCTAGGAGTATTTGCGCTGCGTCACCACTCGACGGCGCGCCAATCACCCCTGAGAATGTTAAAGATTGGATTTGGCAACACACAGTGCGAATTGATTTTTTATTTCCTGATACAACTCCGCGGAGAGTCATGAATACCCTTGAAGCTGCACTCATCGGCGAGTGGGCGCCTCTTTACGAAGGCAGAAGACGTTAGTATCACACGATGCCGTTCGGCATACGCGTATTGCTGCGGCTAGCAACAACGTTGTCGTGTCTCATCAAAACGGCGCCTCCGTCAAAGCCGCACGCATCCCCCGCCCGCAGCCTTCCCACGCGGCTTTGACCAACATGCGCGCCTCTAGTTCGTCCATTTCCTTAAGGTCGGTTTTTTGGATGGACCGCAAGTATTCCCCAACCGCCTCCACGCCCGTATCAAGAGCGCGAAGCTCGTACGGGTCCAATCGCCGCCGGTGCCGGATATGCTCGGCGATGTCAGCGCATTCCTTGCATAGCCAGCGTATGGGTTCACGGTCTGCCTGCACGCCGAGGCCTACGGCCCTTCTGGAGCACACCCAACAAACATCTGAGTTTCCCGTCATGCCACCACCGATGCACGCGGACGATTGGACCAATATCCATTCGGTAATTTTAGGTAAGGCATGTGGGCGCACACTTTCTCCCATATACCAAGTCGACGAGCCGCCTGTACGGCAGCGCCACAAGCTTTCTCAAAAGCCCCTCTATTTTTATATTTCAACGCCTCTTCAGCAATCGACGCCTCATCCCAAGACTTTAGTTTTGGTTCCATGTGCTTACAGAACCTATCAACGCTTCCATATTGCCGCCGCGCTGCACCATACGCACCCGGACTCCCCCGAAGGAATTCAGTTCTGGACGTGTATTGGCGCGCCTCTTTGTAAATCGCATCCTCTGTCCATTTTATCGCGCCAAGCGAACCCAATGCTCCAGCGGCAACTTGGTTGAGAACGTTATACCCGCGCGCTTTAAAGTGCCGGATAAGTTCATCTTCCATATTTTGCGCGTCTATTTGCGAAACGGGACCAACAACTATTTTAAAGGTATGGGTACTTTTAATTAGGTCCTTAATTGCTTTTCTGCCGCGCCGTTTATGCTCCGCGTATCGCCGACGAGGGTTGGAAGATAACCCAATGTAAATGGATTTCTCTTCTCCTTCGATTGCATAAATATATCGATCAACTTGACTTAATTTATCCTTCATATGAGCCTTACATTGCTCAAGAACATTATATCGAATGGCCGCAGTATACGCGGCAATATTGCGCGATCGAAATTCCCGAACGCTCTCGTATTGAAGGGCAACCCGAATAATTTTCTCAGCAGTCCACGACTCGTTATGGGGAGTCATGTGCTGACAGAAAAAATCTAAACCCCTTTTGTGCCTTCGTGCGGCTGTATATGCTGCTGTCCCATGGTCGTGGAATTGTGCTCGCGTCTCATAATTAAGTGCTTCAGCCAAAATTTTATCTTCTGTCCATTTAGCCATTAAGCCACCCTCCCCAGCAAAGCTTGGTTATCATTGGCCGCAGCATACTTGCCTGCCTCATTGCCCCACGATGACCAGCCCGGCCACGTTTGGCGTGCGAACAGCTCAAGGTACGGACCGTTCACAAGCCGCTCGATGCGCTCATACTGTTCATCAGGCTTGCGGCTATGCTCACGGCGGGGTGCCTTGATCAGCGAGCGCACGCCTTTGCTCTGACGTCGCGGCTTGCCTCGCTTGAACAGGTGGCAGATTTCAACTTCCTGTCGTGTCCAATAGCCCATGCCCATTCGGCCCTTGTCCCAGACGAAAGCCACGCTGACAGGGCGGAATCCCCACGATGCAGCCACATCGAAGGCTTCACGCTGCAGATGTGAAACGGTCCACATGAACAGCAAACAGTCGCGGGCGCATACCTGTTCGACAGGTAGCGCCTTGATGTCGTCGAGCGACATCACGCTGTAAGGCTGGCGACCTCGAGCGGGTGCGACATTCTTTTTGCTGTAGGTTCTGAATGCCCATGGCGGGTCCGCAAGGACGCAGCCAAAAGGCCCGCTCGGTAGCGGTTCAATCATCCTCATCTCCTCGTGTTTCGTGGTGGTAACCCGCCAGTTGGTGGCTGGCGGGAGGGTTGCTATAAATGGTCAGCGATTCTTCTTCGGCGTGGGGCCTCTATGGAAAAATGGAAATCTTGGGCGATAGGCATTGGTGCCGCATGGGTGCTATTGGCATTTATTGCTTGGAACTATGAAAGCACTTGCGGGATGTTCCTCAGTGGCAAGTGTGCTGAGCTGTACTGGGACGGGTTGCGCCACGTTTTGCTTCTAAAATGGGTTTACCCATATAAAGAATTGCTTGCAGGTATGGCAGCATTAGGCGGCGGCGCGTTCGTAGTTATTGCCGGTAGAGAACAAATTTCCCATCTTAGAGAATCCAAGAAAAGAGAAAGATTAGAACAAGCCCTTGATAGTTTCTACATCGTAGGAGGGACTGTTTGGGAGTACTGCAGAAAGCTTAGAGAGAGCAAATCATTGCCTGAGCCATTCCCCATGCCAGACGCCTCCATAATGAGAGATATATCTTACATAAGTCCGCAACTTACACAACATTTTTCCCGCATACAAAACAGAACCTCTATTGTTTATGAGAGAGGAAAAAATGATGCTAAATACAGCAAGATATATTATAAGAGTTACCTAGGTTATTCCTTCTGTCTTTTTGAAATATTTAGGCAAATCGGGAGAAATGCGCGAGAGAATTTAGACTTCCATCATCGAATTGATCTAACACAGTACGAATTTAGATGCGATCAATTTGAATCGTTCGTTGAGCGAAATGAACTAGAAGAAAAGCACCTGGGCCAATTCACTCGCTTCTTTCCTCTTGACCGATTTAAAAAGGAAGATTAGTCCTCACCTTGCTACTCTCTCATCCCACACGCGGAACCCCGGCACCTGACGCATACCGGCGCGCACGGTTTCTTCAGCCATCGACTGCACAAGTTCCTTGAAGCGCTCTGGCGCACGGCCATAGGCCCAGTCGAGTGCCTTGCCTTCATCTTCCAGTTTGCAGCGCCAGATTGTGCGCAGCCCCGTTCCGGTGGTTGCTGACCGGTCTTCGCGCTTTGCCCATCGGTCGGCTTTCTTGGCCTCGGCAAGCAGTTCTTCGGCTTTCTCACGCTCTTCGAGGTTGCCTGCGCTGGCACGCATAGCTGTCTGTGCTTCCGCTGCGATGCGGTCAGCCTCTTCACGAGCAGCACGTGCGGCAGCTTCTTTCTCAGCAACAAGTTTATTGCGCCATGGCGTCAGCAAGGTCTGCAATGTCTCCTTGCCCAGAACGACCTTTCCTTTGACCGACTTCGTATTACCGATCAGCTTGTTGTAACGGTCCTGTATCTCTGCCTTCGCATCGTCGTGCGGCTTCGCTTCGTCCTTGCGAGCCTCGTCGGCGCGCTTCCCGGCCTCATGGAGCTTGTCGTGCAGTTCGGTGATCGCATCGGCCAGCTGTTGATTGTCGATTGCTTCACCGTCCGCGAAATTCTTCGCTTCGTCAAATAGGTCTTCGATTTCCTGTTTTACAGTCTCGTAGGCAGTAAGCGGCAATCTATTGTGACCAATAGGCGCCGGGTTATACGGGTCGTAATTGTCCGTCATTGTTGCTCCTCGTGTTTCGGTGGTTGGTTTTAGTAAGTTAACATGCCTCGCGCCGCATCCCGTTAATGGATTGGTTTATTTTGATTAAACCTAATCCTACTGTTTTAGTGCGATTAATACTTGTTTTTAACTGTTGCGCGCTTTGATTGTTTATGTATATTCGCGCCACTCTTGGGAGGGAGTTAAACCGCCCAGGCGCGCGCCGTCCGCTGCCGGGCGGTTTTTATTTTTTCCTGCATATCTGCTATGCGAATTCGCCCCTTGCAACGCGTGAGTGGGCCGCCTATTTACGCCTCGTCCGGTTTTACTCCTCCTCCCAGAAACCGGACCCTAAGCGCGGTACTCCTCCTCCCAACCGCGCTTTTCAGATCGGCCCGCTTCGCTCCTCCTCCCAATCGCGAAGCGGGCTTTTCTATTTCATGCAGTTGCGGTGCCTGTTGTTGGCAACCGTTACATTCTGTTATTTCACCATTCGCTAATATGCCCATATTCTGGTGCCGCAAACCTTCTCTGGAATGCATCCGCATCGCATGAACCAGAGCCCCCGCCCCAACATGCGATGCGGAACTCCCTAGAACGGAATATCGTCATCCAATACGTCAGCCAGCCCGGCAGATACTCGACCGTAATTTGATGCCGGCGCATTGTCGTTGCTAGCCTCTGGCACGTTGTCATTCGCAACTCCCGCGATGGCATCAACCACTTCCCAGTATTTCCCGTTGGGTTTCACTACAATCTCTGCGGTTGCCAGCAATTCATTCTGGCGTTCCATGAATTCCAGCACGGTTTTCGGGAACGGTGCCTGACCTCCGTGCTTTCGCCACCACCTGTCTGACTTCGACTTAAAGAAGCCGGTATGGGCTGGGCCGAGCCATTCGTTGATTGGCGACATGCCAACCCAGTAAGACACCTTCACACTGTCCTGCTTGCCGCCCTTGCCTTCGTGGTATGCGAAGGTGCGCCGTTCCACCTGACGTGTGCTGGCGTTGTCCTTCGACAACATCGGCACGTCTTCGGCCTGCGCTGATATCTTTGGCGTTTCATCGGCCGGGAATTCATATCCGCAGTCGGGACAGGTATGCAGCGAGGCGTGAATAAGCGAGCCGCAGCCGACTAGACCACGATCGTCAGGCTCTTGCGGGCATTGCTTCACCGGTGCCTCCCCATCGCCCTTCTTCATCCCCGGAGGCGTGACCGCATCAATCGGACCGTGTTTACGAACGACGCCCGCGAAATCCAGAAACAGGCAGTTCTCCTTGCCCGGATAAAGCCGTAAGCCACGCCCCGCCATCTGGACATAAAGGCCCGCTGATAAGGTTGGGCGACAGAACGCGACCAGATCGATGATCGGCAGGTTCGTGCCGGTTGTAAGTACCGAGTTATTCGTCAAGGCGCGGATCTTGCCAGCCTTAAAATCAGCCAGAATGCGATCCCGCTCACCGGTCGGGGTGTCGCCAGTCACAGTCTCACAACTAAAGCCCCGACTACGAATTTCGTCTCGCATATGCCGGGCATGTTCGACGCCACTGCAAAAGCACAGCCAAGCCTTGCGCTCCGCACCAGACGCAGTGCCATACGTGACGATCTCATCGACCACGGAAGCCGTGATATCGTCTTTATCGATAGCCGCCTGCAGAGCGTTCTGCTTGTAGTCCCCGCCCTGCTTGCCAACGCCGGACAGGTCGAAGGCAGTCGCCATGCCCTTTGAAATAGGACGGCAGAGATAGCCTTCCTCGATCATCTCGCCAATCGGCTTTTCAAAGCAGATGTCGTCGAAAAGCGCGCCGTCACCTTCCGTCAAAAGCCCCTCGCCCAAGCGATAAGGCGTGGCCGTGAGGCCGACCAGCTTCAGGTCTGGGTTGATGGCGCGCAGGCCTTCAATCAATTTGCCGTATTGCGTTTCCGAATTTCTGGGCATCAGGTGGGCTTCATCGACCAGAACGACGTCGATATGCCCGATCTGCTCCACCTTGTTTGCGATGGTCTGCACGCCGCCGAAAACGATCTGCGCCTTCGCATCCCTCCGTCCTACCCCTGCCGAAAAGATGCCAGCAGGCGCGAAAGGCCAAATGTTCAGGAGCTCCTGGTAATTCGACAGGATCAGCTCGCGAACATGCGTCACGACAAGCACGCGCATGTCGGGCCAGCCTTCGATCAATTCCTTGCAGATAGTGCCCAGCACTAGGCTCTTGCCGCCGCCCGTCGGAAGCACGATAAGAGGTGAGCCGGGTTGTTCGCGCCAGTAGTCGTAAAGGCCGTCAACGGCGGCGCGTTGATAGTCGCGTAAGGTTAGCATTTGGGGGCTAAATCCATGACGTTAGGTGAAAGTTTCAATTGGTGGGCAGACGTATCCACAGCCGCTGGATTAATTTTGACGCTTGTCGGCGCATGGGTGGCGGCACGTTCGGTAATGCTATCTGAGGACGACGCACTGAAGATTGGTCTTGCTAGATTTGGGTCCGAGATCAGAGAGGAGAACCTCAGGCTTCCTCACGTGCAGAATTTGCTTGCATCTTCCAAATCTGCACGCCTCGGCTTGTTTGCCGTTGCTATTGGAAGCGGCATGCAATTATGGCCTGTCATAGTCCGTGTAATTGCTAATCTCATTTGACCCCATCCACCCAAATCTCACCCGTCGCCAGTCGGTATGTAACGGTCTCCGCAACCTCGTCCGCATCGATCTGCTCGCCATGTATCAACCCCGGCAGATAGAGGTGCGCAGGGCAGCCGTCGCGCTGCTCGTCGATAGACAATGGTTTGTTCCAACGCGCGCATGACATATGGCAATCGCCGCCATGCTCGGGCTGGACATGAAGGCAGGTGCGGCAGTTCACTCGCGGCTGGACGCCTTCGTGGCAGACTCCATGGTGCTTGCAGAACACGCAGCCGAAGAACTCCGGATCTTCGCTGATACGGCTGGCCGGCTCGTCCGAAAACACGATGCGTTCGCAGCGTGCCAGCAGTCGAAGGCAGAATTCAACGTCGTATTCGATGCGCTCGGCATAAAGCGTGTCGGTGTTCTTGCACGACGCCAGATACAGGCAGCGCGTCAGGCCGAAAGCCTGCATCCCGAGCTGGCACTGGGCGTAGTGAAGTGGCTTAGCTTTCTGGCAGCCGTGCTTCTGAAGTTCCTTGATGCCCTTCTCGTTGCTCGACTTGAATTCCAGCAGGTGTTCGGTCTTCGGCGCTTCGGGTACGCCCATTGCCTTGCCGTCGCACTTGCCACGGACAAACCCAGAAACCAGCCTGATTTTGTCCTGTTGTCCATAGACATCAACGCCGATGCGTTCGAGGTCGGCAACGAGGCGGTCTTCCTCGATATTGCCGGTGGCGAACAGTCGAAGCTGGCGACCCGAATGAACCTCGTGCGCTGAGACCCAGCGGAAGCCGTACCAAAGGGCTCGATCACACTCCGTGCCCGCCTCGCCCACGCTGATGCCCCACGAGTCCCAGGACTTAGCCTGGGCCTCGTAAGCTGCGTAGATGGCGCGGACAGTGCTGGATTCAGCTTTTGGGAGGGGCGCCATCCCCTACACCCTCATCGGCATAAGCACGCCCGTCCACTCGCCCTCGCCTTTGACGACGGCAGGCGAGCCTGCATCGCCGAGAGCAAAGCGCACGTTTGCTTCATCCAACGCGCCAAGCATGTCGTTGACGTACCGGGCGTTGAAGCCGATTTCCAAAGGCTCACCTTCAAACTCAATCGAAACCTCATCGCTGGCCTTGTCAGCCAGCATCAGTCGCAGCACATCGCCGACGGCGAATTTCACCGCTCGCGATTTGTCGTCCGCAACAGCGGCGACACGCTCGACCGCCTTCATGAGCGCTTGACGGTCAACGGTAAGCACGTTGCTATTGTCGGTAGGAATGACGCGCACATAGTCAGGAAACGTGCCGTCGATCAGCTTGGAAGTGATAACCGTTGAGCCAGACGAGACGCGCACCTTGTTCTGCGACAGTTCAACCGTAACAGCGCCTTTCGGCAGTAGACCGACCAGCTTTCGCGGCAGGATCACGCCGTAATCCAAAGTGCCTTCAGGGCCGACATTGCGCATCAGCCGGTGCCCGTCGGTTGCGACAGCAACCAATCGGCCGTCGACGGCATGCAGATAAACGCCATTGAGGTAATGACGGGTTTCCTCGGTCGAGATACAGTGCACACACGGCGCCACAAGCGCGGCCAGATCCAACTCAAGCGTCGTGTCGAACTTCCCTGCGCTGAAGGACGGAAAGTCTTCAGCGGGCAAGACGTCGAGTTTATACCGGCTGCGACCCGACGCGACGGTAAGGCGGCCTCCACCGCTAGCTGCATCCAGTTCAAGGGTGATGTCTCCCGTCGCGCGCTTTGCAATGTCCGCAAGCATCTTACCGGGAACTGTCACGCTACCGGGCTGGCAGTCGAGCACCGGCAGGCTGGTCGTTATCTCGACGTCCAGATCGGTCCCGGTCAGGCGCAGTTGGCCGTCCTCAACCGCCAAGAGCACGTTGGCGAGAATAGGAATTGAATTGCGGCTTTCGATGGCACGGTTGACGGTAGCCAAGGCGTGCGCGAGCTGTGAGCGGTCAATGCTGACTCTCATCAAAGTCTCCTCGTGTTCGGTGGTAGAAGGCGCGGCTGGCAACCGCGCCTGTTGTTTAGCTTAGCCCCAAGGTCGCTTCTTGCCTGCCGCAGCAGCCGCTGGCGCCGGCTTGTTGCTGTTAGCTGCTGCCGGTCGGTTGTCATTGGCAGGGCTGGACCGCGCTACAGGTTGGTTGGCGTCGATTGAAGGCTGGGGAACGTTACCTTCATCTTCAAAAAAGTACCGCTTTACTTCCATGCGTGCCGGGTATTTCCCATCCTTGGAAGGCTTGCCGAGGCCGAGCTTGACGGTATAGGAGCGGAAATGAAGCTCCTCGGTATCGCTGACTTCGTCCAGCCCCATTGCACGACGCATAGCTCCAAATTCGCGCTGCCCAATCTCTTGCGCTGTTGGATTTTTGTTTTCGAGATTGATAAATCCGAAGAACTTGCGCCCCTTAACCTCATCGGGCGCGATAACGTTTGCCGTATATTTGAGACCGCAACCAGTGCGGGCTCCTTCAGGGCCGGTATCTACGATATCGGTGGCCTCTATTTCGAACTGCATGATCCCGGCTGGAAGCTCTTCGAAATCTCTCTGTGTGGTATCTACGTCTCCGGCGACGTAGGTTTTTCCTAGTGATGCCATCTAAGCGGCTCCTCGTGTTTTACGTGGTGGTTGGTTGTCATTAACGGCCAGCGTTAACGATGGTTGGAAAGGCTTGGTGAGTTTTGAGCCTTTCGAGATATTGTCCTTCTCCCAAAGCGGTTGAAGGTTTTCCAGCGCCCAGCATCGTTTGAAATCGATATCTTCGATCGTTTCGTAGTTGAATGCTGACCGGGGGATAATATGATCGATATGCCATCCACCGCGCCCATAGTTTTCCCATGTCATTCCGCGATGGAATTGCTTTTCTAAGTGGGCCATCAGTTCATCAATCGTGTAACCGACGAGAACTTCCCATCTGGTCCCGCGCTTTTCTCCACGCTTTAGCGTGTCCCTTATCCCAGCCGATAGAGCGTCATCGATCCTGCCCTTCGGTGTAGATCGTCTTTTATCTTGATACTCTCTATCCTTAGCCCGCCTATGTTCTATGTTTTTCAGTCGATGATCCGGGTTGTTTTCTTTCCATTTCTTGGTGTTTAACGCGGCCCGGCTTCGATTATTTTTCCGCCATTCCCTCGCGTATTCCAGAAGCTTTTCTTTGTTCGCTTCTCTGTATTCAGCTTGATATTCTTTTATTTTCTGGGCTCGCTCGGGGTAGGATTTACGATTTTGGATACGGGCACATTCTGCGCACTGTCCGCTACTGGTTAGCCGATATTCAACATGCCCATGCTTGCACGGCTTGCCCGTAAAGTAATGCGTTGCTCCGGTCTGCCTGGCCTCCGCGCGGGTGCGCGGAAGCTTATCTTCATCATTCACCGCCTAAGCCTTCGCCCGATGAATAGCCGGGCGGAAGAACCCACCGATGAAACCAAGCGAAGCGCCGATCTGCCACATCGCAAGGCCCGCCGCGTTGATGCCAACGGCGGCAAGGAACGCATGGATCGTTTCTGCGAAAAACAGGCCCACGACCCAGCCGACGAACGCGCCACCGAGAACGCCGATGAGCGGTGCGAAGAAGAGGATGGCCGCGATTGCGACAAGGCCAGCTAGAGCTTTTTCCATTAGGCGGCCTCCCTCTGGTCATTGTCGTTGGCAACCGGCCAGAACTTGGCAATGTCGGCAAAGCCCTGCCCTTTGCGGTAAACGACGCTGTCGGGCATCGAGTAGCGGTTCTTGGCGTTGAAGCCAGCCGCCTCATTGAAGTGCACCTGGCGCTCCTTCCCGCCCTCGGCGTGGCTGACCTTCGTCTGGCGCGCCACTTCTTTCTCCTTGATGGAGATGCGGTAGTTCATGAACGCGACGATGTCGGACTTCTCACGAACCAGTGCATTCGATCGTTTATGCAACTTGGGCTGGTATCGACTATATGGATCCGTAGTCGGGCTGTCGAAGCGCACGATTTCAGGGTGCGCCAGCATGACTACATACATGCCTGCACGGGACAGCGCCGACACGGCGGCCATCAGTTCGTTCCATTCGGTATCAGCTTCCACGTAGCCTTTACCGAACCCGGCATCCTCGATGCCATTGATGCCGAGGCGGGCAGCAGTAGCCCGCCAAACAAGCGGTTCCAGCCCGTCGAGGCTGTCGATAATCACGGTGCGCCGGTCGTGCTCTTCGGTCAGCAGTTCGCCGATGACGTTCAGCAGATCGTCGAAGGATTCAATTGTGCCTGGCGTTGCCATTTCGATGTCGGACGGCGGGCGCTCACCTTCGGTTGCGAGATAGATCGGATCTGGAAATTCTGCCGCGAGCGACGTTTTGCCGATGCCATCGACGCCGTAGAGAAGGATCACGGGCGGATCGTTTCTCTTGGTCGACTTCAGGCTTGAAAGAGATAGAGCCATAGGTCTCCTCGTGTTCAGTAGGTGTGGTGGGTAACGGTGATTGCGGCGATGACGGCCGCAAGTATGAGCCAGCCTACGAGCCATGCCGGCGGGCTTGTGAGGTCGGCTGCGCAGTTGTCGCGTGGCGGTCTGAGGGGCATCAGTGCGCGCCCCACAGATAAAGCAGCCCGTAGAACGGCAGCAGCAGGTTCCAGAACAGGAAGGCCGCAATTGTCGTGGCGATTGCCAGCGCGAACGCTGCAAGCGCCAAGGACTGCCCGATGCGTCCGACACCGGGCTTGCGCCCGGGATCGATGAACGGCATGTCAGCCGTGGCTTTTGTGGCGAAGGAAATCATGCCAGCACCCATGCGTAGAAGCCGACCGTCAAGGCGAGCACAGCAACGACTGCCAAGCCCCAGAGAAAGCGGTCACCAAGGCCGAGCGTGGTTTCCGGCTCATATAAGGTGTCGCCGTCCGCGTAGTCTTTGGGCGCATAGTTGCGCGTGTGGCTGTACGTGGTGGAGGTCATGCAGCCCTCCGTATAACGACATCGGCAATCCGCGAGTCAGCAAGAACGAACACACCGAACTTCTGGCCCGGATATTTGACGGCAAGCCGTTCAACTTCGTCAGCGGCGGCCTGTTCGCTTTTATGAACCTTCGGCTGCTCTGACGGCTTGGGCTGGCCGCCTTCGATCAGGGCAACGATTGCGGGTGCGGTCGCAGGCGCATTGTCATTGCTGGCTGGCTCGTCGATCCATTCAGCGATGAGGTCCAAATGCTGCTTATTGCCAATTATCTCACTGCCATGTGATCCATCGGATTGGAAAATGCGATTGCCTGTTTCTCCAACTACGGTGGCGATAAAGTCGTATCCGAAACAGTTACTAACACGCATGGGACCAGCCTTACTTCCATTGCGAGTACGATAGAACTTGCCCACCTCTATGGTGATGGCAGGCTCGAGGCTGTCAGGAGATTCCGTGCTTCTGGCATAAGATGGTGTGTCCACCTGTATTCCCCAATTGGTTACCGCGACAACGACGGCCTCGCAGCCAGCAACTGACGTTGGGTAGCTCTTTTTGAAGCGCACCCGATCCCCCACTTTAAACTTAGCCATCACGCTACTCCCCTCGTCTTGGTGTTTTTCGTAAGCTTAACCTTCTTGGTGAAATCGACCGGAATGACGTTGTCATCTTCAGGCTTGTCAGCCTCGACACCGCCGTCGTCCTCTTCAAAATCTGGCTCGACTTCGAAGCGCGAGACTTCAAGCTGCACAAGGCCCGTGCCGGGGATCATGAAACGCACAGTCAGCCAGCGGAAGCTGTCGCGCTCCTCGATGATGATGCCCTTCCATTTCCACAGCTTGTGGACGACGACCTCGCCGGGCAAATCCCAGCATTCACCGCAATCGCAGGTCATGCGGCACCTCTTTTCGGTGCGCGGTGGTAAGTGACTGGCGCGCTGGAAACGTAACGGCCGTCAATAAGACGTGCCGAAGCACGCGCCTCTGCTTTTTGCGCGGTCGCCCGGTAAGGCTTGCGGTTCGTCATATCCCGCTCGCCAGTTCGCGTATATTTCGTTTTCAAGATTGCCTCCTCGTCGGGAGGTTAGTCGTCGGCCCCGTCATCCTCGCGGTCGGCCTGCCTCAAAAGGCTAGTGGACTGTGCCTGTAAATGGACCGTCCAGAATGGTTATGCGGGGCAGCGAGACATAAATGTCCATGCATCCTCCCGAATAACCGCCGTTAAAAGTTGTGCGCCGCACAACGGTCTTCTCTGTTGGCTCTGGCGCCGGTAGCGTGGGCGATCTTTCCGAAAGCAGCGACCAGGCGTGGCCTCTGGTAATGCCCATCAATTCCGCAATCTTCCCGAACGACGCGCCATTTTTACGGTGCGCGGCGGCAGTTGCCTGCAGTTCGTGCCTTGATGAATGCTGCATGTCTCCTCGTGTGTGGTTGGTGACTGTTGACAAGTGCCGTGTCTAACGGCATCTGTCTGGTCGCGCGGGGTGGTACCTGCGAAGGAAATCGCGGCGTAGAAGCGGCTTCGGCCCTCCTCGTGTTAACCGCGACGTACGGGCAGGCTGGGGTAACGGGTGGTGCCGACCCATAACAGCCTGCTTTTAATTGGCCGTCTTATACTGCGACCAGATAATCGCGGCGAATTCCTGCCGATCAGTTTCGTCTAGCGCGGCCCATGCATCCCAGAACGCTTGACGCTTTCTGTCTTTGTTTGATGCCACTGCTTTTGCGGCGCCCTCGGCAATAATCTCAAGTGCCTTATCGGCGGTTATTGGCTTGGGCTCCGGCGCTGGGCGTGCGCTGACCTTTTCGCCCCGCTCTGCTCGGCTGATAAGGTTTTCGCGTTCGTCGTCAGGCAGGCCAATTAGCGCGTCCATTTCGACGCCCTTGTCTAGGCTAGTGCCAACGATGCGTTGAATGTCATGGCCGAGTACCCTGCCTCTCGCGGCGGCCATCCTGATCGCACGGTCAGTTTTGCCAGAGGCCGAGGCTGTTTCTTGGACGAATGATGCCTTATCCGTGTGGAAAAATTTGCCAGACGGTGATTGATTCCCACCGTGTTTTGTCTCCGGATGGATCTCCTCATAAATAGCCTTACGCCGCGCGATATGCGCCGCTTCCTCTGCCGGAGACAGTTCCGAACGGGCCAGGTTCTCGTCGATCTCCATGAGCTCGGCATGAAGATCGTCAACATCATGAACCACGCATTCTACATATTCTTCGCCGTTCATTTTGAGTGCCGCTAAGCGGTGGCGGCCATAAATCAAAACCGCCACCCCATCGCATAACTCTCCGTCATCCATGACGATTTCGTCACGGATACAGACCGCCGGCGGGTTCATTAGTCCGACTTCGGCAATGCTCTTCGCAATCTCTGCAACTTTAGCTCCATCAGCATTACGATGGCGATTGCCGATAAATATGTCGTCAATGAATAACCGCCGACGTTCCATAGTCAGATCACCTCAGGCAAAGATGCGGGGGATGTGGCAACGGCCAGGGATCGGCCTGCGCGCCAGATCAGGAAGTGATGCACGATCCCACGTGTCCACTGCTGGCGTGTCCACTTGACTGTCTTTTCGCGCAAAGCCTCGCGAAGCGTATAAATTGGGTTACGACGCTTAAGCATCTCACCAGTGCGGAAGGCCGTGAAGAAATGACGGATATCATCTTCATTAGCGCCCAAGGAAAGAAGGTGGAGCGCGGCGACACCTGGTGCAGCAGACCCAAGTCCCTTCTGTGGATTTCCGATAAGGGAATTGGCAAGAACGATGTGCTCTTGGTTCTCGAAATAATAATCCTGCGCTTCTGCAGGTGTAGCCGCGCGACCATTGTACATCTCGAACGCAAGGTTTGAGATAGCGGACATATGCACAGCGTTAGGAATGCTTGCGATATTCAACCGATCAACGCCGGTGCGCTTGCGACCGATATTAACGGTGCGCATCGATTCCTTGGTGACGCCGTACGAGACGACCGATTCAATTGGCTGGCCAGTCAGCAAGACGCCGAGAGTGCGATGCTGACCATCGTTCACCGTGCCGTCCTGACATACAACGATTGACTCGCCGTTTAGATCAAAGCGATGGGTTGCGATATCTCGCATAATAGCGGCAAGGTTGGCGGCATTAACGCGGCGGTTGCCGATGTTGTGCATGAGTAGGATCTGCGCTCGTTCTGGCGAAATGATATGCACATTGGCGCGAGCATCGCCATCGCGAACAAGGCGCTGATGCCATTCCGATGCCTTGGTGAATTCTGGCGATTTGCCATAGATGAAGAAACCAGTTACCTGCCCCACGTTGATCAGGCGAGCAGCAAGGCGGGCAGCGTCTTCAAACTTTCCTTCACGTACCAGGCGGAACACCTTGTCGTGTTCGGTTTCTTCAACCGCAACGAGACGTGTTGCAGCTACCTTAGGCGCATCTTCAAGAATACGCGGTTTGGCAACCGCTGCAGGTTTATGAAACAGCGCTTCCGCACGAGCCCGTTCTGGCGTGTATCTCTTGCTGCGGGTCGTTACAGGGATTTCTCGGCCTCTGGCCTGTACAATCTGCATGTCATTCTCCTCATGGTTGTGTTTCAATTTTCAGCATGCTTATGTGTAGACGTCGGTGGGGAGCAAATAGCCACTCTGCAGCTTCGGCTGTTCTCATGTAGGGCAAGCGGCGCGTTACTGCGTTCGCTGAGAGGCGGCTTTAACCGTCAGAGCGTGGAGGTATTGGCTTATGCTGAAACCTAAGTTGGTCGCAGTTCGTGCTTATGTGCGTCTGCGATTTGGCCGTCTTGAGCATGTGTGTGCTCATTGGCGGTCGTGGCCGGGACAACTGGCCTTCGATTTCTAGGCTGGCATTACAAACCAGCTCAATCCCCACCGACGCCTGCTAATAAGCATGCGTCGCGCGCCACTAGCCATCTCAGGCTAGCAGCGTCCCTATTGTCCTACGGCGGGCGGTTGTCATTGTCTGCTGGTCTGGTGTCCATCGTCATTCTCCTCGTGTTTTCTGGTCGGTCAGCCTTGGGTTGGTACTATCTGTCCGGTCGCGGAAGCTCCGGCTTCTCTTTGTGCAACTCATTCTCCTTTTCTGTGCTCCGGTCTTCTTTGGGCCGGTTGATGAATGGATTATGCGATAATCACATACACGAGTCAACTAAAAATATTTGATAATCACGAATGATTTTTCTTATCAGTTATGCGAAAAGGCCATATGAAGAAAATTGACTGGTCAGACTGGATGGAAAAGGCGCGGAAATTCGCGCATATGACGCAGGTGGAGTTGGCCGATAAAATCGGTCTGAGCCAAGATAAGATCAGTAATGTTAAGCGCGGCACTCGCAAGCTATCCAGCGATGAATCGACGCTTATATCTCAGGTGACAGGATATCCGCTGCCCGGAGAAAACGCGGCATTGAACGTGCTGGGGTATGTCGGTGCCGGGGCCGCGGTCCACCCGATCGATGATGGCGATCCTTTATATTCATTGAATATCGAATATCCGCTACCACCAGGCACTGTTGGGGCCATTGTCCGCGGCGATAGCATGTTCCCCATCTTCGAGGACGGGGATCTTGTCGCCTACTCTGGCGAAACTGTATTGCCAGAAGACGCACTTGGAGAGACTTGCATCGTGCAGGTTTCTGACGGACGACTACTGATCAAAACAATTCGCCGAGGGTCAGAGGATGGCCTTTATACCCTTACCAGCTACAATGCACCGGATATCGTTGATGTTCCGGTAGATTGGGCGCGAATGTTCTACAGCCGTATTTCGCGACGGGTTTGGCGCAAGTTTGTGCGTTAATTCTTGCCCTTATGGATGCAACTTGCCAATCTGGTGTCGTTACAACCATAAGGGGTTACTGGAATGGGGAATTTTCCTGATCTGCCACCATTGGAAAGAATACCGGCAATTATCGGTGTGCATCGGCTGTTATTACAACATCTTTACGCCAATGCAATCCAGCGCGGGCTACTCAATCAATCAGACATTGATAAAATAATTGGGTCCATTAAAGACGACGCCATTCGGCAGCTTGCCGAGGGGTTCTTTGATCCATTTAAAAAAGTCGACAAGTGACACGTTTACCTCGTCCATATTGAGAGGATAAGCATCCGGCCCGCGAAAGTGGGCCGTTTTTTTATTGTCCGTTCTCTGCATGTCATTTCTCCTTCTATAGCGCCCGCCGTTAACGCTATTATGGGCTATTCAAAATTGCCCGCAACATATTTTATTTGATTTTCGCATTTTTATCACTTGACCAATTTATTTGAATATCACATATTCCTCCTCACAAGCAGCACGAAGAAGCGACCGACGCCGATCTGCTGACCACCGACCAAAACACGAGGAGACTGCAATTATGGAACCCACCAAGAGAAGAAGAAGCCCCAAGCCTCGCCCGAATGAAATCATCGGCGGCGGATTCTTTGTATTCCGCCGCGGCAAAAAGACTGGCCGGGTTGGAGTCTTCACCACCATGCCATACGAGCACGGCTCGTTTGAGCAAGCCTTAGCCGAGGCGACGCGCCTCGCTGCTCTGTGTCCCGGTGAGACGTTCGAAGTTTTCCAGACGAGCGGCGCCGTTGTAGGGCCCCTAGAGTTGGCGGAGGCTGCTTAAAATGGAGCGGAACCCCACCACCGAGCTCGAAGCCGCGCCTCTCCCACGCGGACAGAAAAACATCGTCGACGCGCTGGCAGCGATTTATCCGCGCCGTATTTACATCAACGACCTCGTCGACAACGTCTATGCTTTCGATCCGAACGGCGGACCGGACAACGCGCACAATACAGTGCGAGTGCAAATCAGCCATCTTCGCAAGCGCCTGCCTTCCTATGGCTGGACGATCCCGATGAACCATCGGGGCGCGGGCAATCACGGGTATTATTGCCTGGAGCCTGTCGCTAACGACAACGTACCGGCGGCAGACCGGAGGGCAGCAGCATGAACCGCACGCTCCTGGAAATGCTCGCCGACGATGAGTTCGAAACGGAAACCGACGCACCGAAGGCCGGCAATGTCGAGCCTATGCGCCGCCCTGACTACAAGGCTAGGAAACATGGTCGCCCGCAGCCGTGGCTGCGCTATGCGGCACGAGAAGCGGTCGAAATGACCGTTGTTATAGCCTTTTGCGTTGCCGCGTGCGGCGTTGGGTTGGGGTTATCCGCATGACACCATCACAACGAAAGCGAACGTTACAAAGGCTGGTCTCGTTACAGGGCGGATCATGCTGCTACTGTGATCGACAGATCGAGATTCTGCACTACACGCCGGGACGAACAAATCCGCCGCATCGCGCAACGCTCGAGCACCTTCGACGCAAATGTGAAGGCGGCACAGACCAGTTAGACAATCTGGCTGCCGCCTGCTCCGAGTGCAACGGCGGACGCGGCCTGACAGACTGGCTTACCTTCAAGTCCTATCGGATGGGCGAGACGGTCACAGCACACAGATAGCGACGGGGCGCTTAAGCCCCCGAATCTCCAAGAATGACAGCCCTTGCGCGTTTTTGCGCCACGGCTTTTTGCACCCACCAAACACGAGGAGAATAACATGCACAGACATGTATCGACGACGCACGCCGCTATGGCACCCATCCTGACTGCCGCTGAGTTCCAGCTACAAGGCACGACTGCTGCGCAAGTCCTATCGATCTCAAAGGCCGTACGCGCGCTTGGCTATCACTCCGAGGCTGAGACGCTGCGCAACACCGCTTTCGAACTGGCGCGCATTACTGGCGTTCGGTTCCGCTATGGCGCTCCAGGCCAGCGTCGCAATCCAGCCAATGACAACCGCCGCCGGCAGCGGAGGGCGGTGTGATGGTGGTGGGTGAACACGCCGTGAAGGCGGCGCAGAAAGCGTATAGAGAATGCGAAGGTGATAGCACGGAAAGCCACCGCGCCGCACTGCGGGAAAGGGAGTGAGGATGTCAGCGCGAGACTACAAGCGGGTATTTATCGTCATCGCGGCGCTCGTCGCCATATACCTCGCCTACCAGCAGATTCCGCACATTCACATCGGAGAGCGTGCGCAAGGCAGCTACGAGGGCGGCACCGCATCTGACGAGGATGTTTCGAAATCGGTTCGAGAGGCGCAGGAAGCCGCGGATAAGGCAAGCCGTGCCGGCCCGGCAGAAAGCAGCAAGTAATGGCGTCATACACCTTTGCTGACACCGAACGATGGTTGGACGCCATAGCCGGTGTCATTGCCTGCTTTCCGGAAACAGAACAGAATCTCCTGCCACTTTATGAGCGCGTGGAACGAATGCAGCGCAGTCTGACTGCAAACGATAATATTCGCGATCGTATTAAATCACGGCTACGTCGAACGGCAGCGTGAACTTTTCCATTTGCTCTTTTCGCCATTCCAAAGAACCGCCCGTACCATATCGTGGGCGGTCAACTGTATGCCCCATCAACATTCGGCGCAGTTCATCGTCCAGGCCCGCCTCTTTCATGCGGTCCTCGAATGAATGGCGAAGCGAATAAACGGTATAGCCCGCGCCTTTTGGGAACAGCTCGTTGTCCTTGAAATATTTATTCAGCGTCGCCGACAGCGTGTCTTCCTTGTTTTTGTAACGAGGAAAGCCATTCCTATGCTTCCTAAAAACCTCATGCGCTATGCCGACCAACGGCAGCTTGCGAACAGACGAAGCGGTTTTAATCTCACGCGGATCTGCAGCGTCTTTTCGAGGCGCAATCAGGATATGCGGAACCCTGTCGGCCAAGAATATGTGCTCGGCCGTAATGTTGCAAAGTTCACTTGGTCGACAGCCCGTTTCAATCATCGCTAGGACGATGCCGCGAGCTTCATCATTTAGACTGGCGAGTGGTCCATAGGTTAGGAACTTCTCCCGGATTATTGTGGTCGGGATCGGGGGCCTCGACTTTTCGACCTTCTCTGCAAAGCTCAAATCGCGGAAAGGGTTTGGCCGATCCCTATCTCCCATGTGCTTGAAATACTCAGCAAAAAGAACTCGCATCCCGCCCATCATGCGGTTGCCCATGCTGGCCGATATCGGCTGCTTCCCTTTGGCTGGCTTCGTTATCATTTGTAGCCAGACCTTATAGAATTTCTGCGCGTCCTCGCGCGTAATCTCCGCAATAGCCTTATCTGAAACGATCTTCACAAAATGGTCGATCGCCCGCTGCTTGTGTGCGCGCCACCGCTTTTTCTGAATTTCGCTCTTACCCGTCAATTCGTCGGGAGTGATTTCATCAAAGTAGATTTTCAGGGCTTGCGTCACAGACACTGACGGGATGCTCGCGGCGCCCACTGCGGCTGCGTCTTCTACTGGATTGCCAGTTACTAGGTTTAGTCGGGCCGCTAGAGCGTCATCTGGCATTGCAAGCAGCCTATCGGCTGGCACATATGAAATGCCGATAGCGTCGGCTCGCTTGATTGCGGCATCATAAAGTGCGCGAGCCTTATCGCCATCCGCTCCAGCATTTAGCATTGACCAAAGTGCATCGTCAGCAGATTCGTACTCGTTGCGCTTCGTCATCGCCCGAGCGAGATCGGTGGTTTTTAGACTTATGCGGACGATAGGAGCGCGACTATCCTTGTCTGCCACAGACTTGGGAACACGGCGAACGTACTGATAAACGCCGTCGCGATCTTTCAAATAACGATGAGGGTCTGATTTAATGCGATAGCCAGCCAT